AAACCCCCGTATGGTTAGATCAATCGTTCCACGATCAGTACCGCAGTTAGATTGGAGAGTTGCTCATCCAGATCAACATTTACGACTTCTAAAAGCTCAAAAAAATAGATCAATCGTTCCACCTTCAGTACCACAATTGGATTGGAGAGTTGCCCACCCAGATCAATATTCAAGGATCTATCAAAGGTCTATCCCGGTTCAAAATGTCAAACTAGTGAAAAAGAAGGGTGGGAGTAAAAAAAGAAGGAAGTCAAAGGGGAAAAAGAAATAATATCTTTAAGGGATAGTATATAATTATACTCATAGATGGACTCTATTCAAATAATTTAATATTTGTCTATTTTTTTTTATTTTATATTAATAAATATGAATTTTGATTTAATTAATCCTATTATATTTGGTGTCCTTTTAAATATTGTCCTCCCTCTTGTCCTTAAACCCTACGCTACAGAAGAAGAAATAAAACCACCAAATGGTGCTGCTTCATTGTCTTTAAAAGGACAATTCATGCATATGATGGTCCACCATAACCAAGTTCCGTTGATGAGTTCTGTTATAATTGCTATAATTGTTGGATTATCTGTATATTTAGGAAATAATTACAAAGTAATGTAAATCAAGCTGTATTTCTTTGAAACAAATTAATAAAATTAAGTTTGTCTTTTTTATCTTGAAAATACATTCTCCAAAATGGATGGATATAAATCAAAATAGGGAACATAATAGTAATTCTGATAAGATGATGCATTTATGATAATACCCTGTTCCTATTTTTTTGAATTAATCTAGACGAATGTTCGTTCAAATATGCCGTTAGAAGGATAAATAGTAGTATTGCTACTATTACGAATATAATATTCATTTATTATATATCAAAAATATTGTATCAAATTTTATAAAAAATATATTATAATTCCTTAAATTCCCTTACAATTACCCATTTTTTTTCATTCTTATCCCATTTTGCTCCATGTTTCTTCGCAAATTCTTCATTTGCAACAGGAACATCCACAAATTTACAAATGAATGGAGCATACTGACTTGTTTTTTTTAGTTTATCGTATTGATAATATCCTTGACGATAACACCATGTACCCTGTTTGGAAGAATAATTTCTTCTTAGAAGTGATAAATGATTCATTGTTGAATATTTAATTTAAATTTGATTTAAGTAATTAATATAATTGTAACATTAATATCAATGCCCGGCAAAAATTATGAACATTATAATCGATTATCAAAAGAGGATCTAATTTCTATGATTGAAAAAAGAGACACTGAAATTGCGAAGATTCAAACGGTTCTAAAACTTGCGAATGAATTAAAAAAACAATATTATGAATACAACAAATTTCATATGGAAGAGATTGTTCGGTTAGACAAAGAGATTGGCAGACTCAAAGGAATAAGGAAATAATATTTAAAAAATATACATTAATGGAGAATAATGGAAAGATTGTCATGGGATGAATATTTTTCAAAAATTGTCAAAGTCACAGCCGAAAGATCTCCATGTGAAAGATTACAGGTTGGATGTTTATTAGTCAAAGATAATAGAATCATTAGTCAAGGATACAATGGTTTTTTACCTGGATGCCCGCATGAATCGATTGTAAGAGACAATCATGAACAAGCAACGTTACACGCCGAACAGAATGCAATAATTGATTGTGCCAAACGAGGTGTTAGTTGTGAAGGATCTACAGCATATGTTACACATTATCCGTGTATCATCTGTGCTCGATTATTATTAGCAGGGGGGATTAAAAAAATAAATTATTTAAATGACTATAAAAATGATGAATTAGTAGATAAGTTTACAGATCAATGTAATGTTGAAGTTGTAAAATTGTGAGATTATTTTTTACGCTTCTTTGTACGCTTCTTTGTACGCTTCTTGTTACTCCGCTTTTTACTCTTCTTTTTACTCTTCTTTTTACTCTTCTTTTTACTCTTCTTTCGTTTACTTTGATAACCACCCGAAGGACCTTCTAATGCATCTTCAAAGGTATCATCATCATCATCATCATCCTCTTCCTCTTCTATTTTATTTGGAGGTCCGTCTAATGCGTCTTCAAATATCATTGATTGGCGTTCTTCATCAATAAGTAGAATGCGTCCATCTTGGGTATTGTGTGCTGTTAAATAGAATAATTTTTTAACACGGTTTCCATAAAAAAAATCTCCAAATGATTTAGTATCTTTGGATGGCCGACTTTGAAACATTTCATTTGATTGTGCGTCGATAATATATGAATACCCATTTTGATCTCTAAATAATATTACACAATGGGACGTATCATCTTGTCTTACAATACCACCAATTACCCCATATCCTTTTTTAATAGTTTTAAAAAGATTAACAATTATATTAATTACTTCGCGTTTAGTTTTATTACTAAAGTCTGCTTCCGCCATTCTAAAATGATAATTATCAGAAAAAATCTCATATTTTTTTTGAAAGAAGTCAATAATATTATGTTCAAACATTCCAGTATCCCCATATTTTTTTAAGACTGAAGTAAAATCATTATCACTAATTAAATCTAAGAAACGAAATGAACATGGACAACAATCCATATTTCTCCTATAAGGTGAACTTAATTCAGTTATTTTATCAAAGTCAATTTTCTTTTGAAAACCACCTCTTTTTACTACCATATCTAATATTAAATAGATATTAATAATATTTACAACCGTGACAGACTATAGAATTCATACGGTCCACTTACTTTTTGTTTCTTTTTTTTCATTTCTTTTTGCGTTTCTTTGAAACTTACAAATCGTAGGGGTTGACATTTAAATCCATCACTATTTTTACTCCTTTGACGACAACGGAACGATTGACGGTCCCCGTAGAAACATACAATTTTTTTACCATTTGGCGTCCTTACGTAATTTGTTACAATATCCATATTAATTATTCTATTTCATTTTTTTTTAAATATTATATATTTTATATGGCAACAAAAGATTTGGATACTATGAAACAATTAGTTAAATCGGGAAATAATCTACTTAGTAAAGGGAGACTTAGTGAAGCATTGACAAAGTTTCAAACAGCACAGAAAGATTATCCAAACAATGCATTAATCAATAGTTCAATTACTAAAATTAAGACTCAATTGAGGGTAAAAAATAATAGTAAAAGAACCTTTCAAAGATATACGGAAGCAACGCCCGCAACGATCTCTAAACTAGAACGGGATTTAAAAAATGTACAAGATGACCTCGAAAAAGAAGAAAAAAAATTAAAGTTCTGTCGGATTAATGTGAAAAATAAAATTAAAGAAATAGAATCATTGGATCAAGAATATGCGCAAGTATATGGAGAAAAGGATACTTTAGAAAAAGAATTAAAAACGGTTACTAAGGAATTAGAAATGGTTAACAAGGAATTAGAAACGGTTAACAAGGAATTAAATAAGGATCAAAATAATATGTCAAATACTATGAACCGATTTAAGAAAATATTGCAACGAGGTCGCAATCTGACCCTAAGAAAAGGTAATACTAAGGTTGGTGGTAAAAGTAAAAAGAGTAAAACGGGTAGAAAGAGTAGAAAGAAGAGTAAAAAACGATCTAAAAGAAAGAGAAGAAGATAAAGATAGAATGGAAGTGAAAGAAGAAAAAGAAACATTGAATCCTTTTGATTATCAATTCTTCTTTGGTATTCTTATTTTTTATTTCCTATTTCGGTCTATCTTTTAAATTTGATTTCCATTTACCCTATTGATAAATAAAACCACTTATGATAGACCTTACGGCATATTGTATAATTACCCTTTTCTGTATATTCATTGATAATCTATTACCCCATATCAATATTTCTATCTTCCCAATCATTCTATTTATCAATCTTGTAGGTTTGTATCTAATTATTACACGGGTTCACATTACTATTAATATCCGGTACAGAAATGTAAGGGATGAAGAATGAATCATCCTAGATTAAATAATATGAATTCATAATATTTTTATTTAAAATCTCTAGCACTTCTCGCTTCTGTCTTAACGAAGCGAACTCCCTTTCGTCCAGGATGAAGTGTGTCAGTACCATAGGCTAAATCCCAATGCTTTACTTTATCAGAGCTCGATCCTTCCTCCTTCAACTCTTTACGATCATATGGCGCAGGACCAAGTAAACCACTCGGTAAATCTTCTTCTAATTCCTCTAAGCGTTCATTAGTCATAATTCCGGCTGGACCACTTCTCGCCCAATATTTTGTATCATATCCTGCGATTGCCCTCCTTCTCCTTATCAAATTATTGCTTAATTTCAATTCAAAGTATTCGTATAATTTTAAATAATCTTCATATAATTTCTCTTTTTCTTGTAATACTTTCATATCATATTCATATTGTTTTAATACTTTCTTTGGTAATATTTTTTTACTATAATCGTCTAATCTTTCACGGGATATAGTTCGGTATCTCTCCCCTTCTTCATCATCTTTACCCCATAGAAGCGCGTTATATAAATAACCAATATCCTCGTGCAGGTCCATTAACCGGGCCTTTTGAGTTTCATGATAGTTGGGATTTTGAACTAAACCCATCAATATTAAGATAAAATATCGTTTCGTTTTTTCTATATTGAAATTAAACAATCTTTGTGTTTTTTCATAATTTTTCTCTTTTAAATATAATTCTAATTCCCATAATATATCTCTTAATACATCTTCACCATCATGACCTCTTAAATATTCTATATTACGATAAGGGCTAAAAGGACTATCCTTTGCCCATTGTATTTTTATATTTTCTTTCTTTGCGTTTCTTAAAAATCTTGCTAATAAATATATATTATCAGTTGGTGGAACATTAATCGGATCATTCGCATGGACTGGTCGTGGGTGGGCATTTTTTTTATATACACCTATATGCTCTAAAATTTTTAATAATTTATTCTTATCATTTTGAAAGGGTAAATAATCTGCAGGTATTCCATCGATATGTTCTTTAATTCCAGAATACCGATGAGTATCTGGTTGTATTAATTCTATGGGAACAGAATAAAAAGTATTAATATATACTTCTGTTAATAATTTATTATCTTTACAAGGTTCGATATATTTACGTAAAAACTCATTATCTTTATACAATTTAATATCCGTTAAAAGTAATCTTGTATTTCTTCTAATATTATGACAATCAAGTATATCTAAATTCTCTAATTTATATTTTATATGTTCTAATATATTCATTTCATTCTCATAATTTTCATTAAAATCTTTGATGTTTTCTATTTTTTGATAATAATCTTTCAATTCTTGAACTCTTTCGTTTGAATGAATAAATTGATCATCTCCATAGGTTTGATCATCTTCTTCGGTAATTGGTTCTAATACAGGTCTTTTACCTTCATCTACCATATTAAAATCATATAATTTTGTAAGCCATTTATCATAATTTTTTTTACCCAATAAATATTCTCTCGAACCTGGTTCATGATAGATATAATCTGGTATAACATCAGTTACTATTTTATATTCTAAATCATCTTTATTAGGCATTGGTTTACGACTTTTTTTATTCATTTGTTTATAAATATCAGTTAATGCTTCTCTATTTTTATTTCTAAATTGAATCATATCTTGTATTTCTTTTACCGAACTATACAATCCTTTTCCTTCTGTATATTTTTTACCATAATCATACATGGATTGATCCATATTTTTTAATAAATCTGTATTTTCGATTCTAGTATCATCTAATTTTTCCATTCTATCAATTACAGTTTCTATATCATTACCCAGTATTTGATTTGTTAGTATTCTTTTTTCAAATGGATAAGGTATTGGTTCAGTTCTTTTTTTCCAATCCGTTTGTTTTCTACTTTGTCTACCTCTTGTTGCACTTTGTATTTTTGTTGCTGCTTTTTTTTGTTTTTTCTTTTTCTCTTTTTGTAATAATCTTTCTTTTGCTCTTTGTGCTGATTCTTCTCTTTTTAATAACGATTGTTGTACATCATCATAATCTGCCAAAGTAAGTTTCGTTTGTTTCTTTTTCTTGGATAACCGACTTCTCGACACGCTTTGTTTTTTACGCGCTGAACGATCTTTCTTAGAACTCCTACCTTTAGACTTCTTTGGCATAATATACTATATAAAATATTATAAATTGTGACTACCTATTTATCTTTACATTAGATTATCCAAGATGAATTGATATTCTTTAATTTTATTTTCATACTTTACATATTCATCCGCATCTTCCATCGTTAAATCATCAAGTGTATCATGTTTTTTCCAAAGTGGCATCCCTTCAACATTTACAGGTAACATCTTTTTAAAATATTCAATCTCCTTTTGAACATAATTATAATATGATTGTATATCATCCATACCGATAAGGGCAAATATAAAATGGATTTTCATTCTTTTAATCTGTAGATCCAAGTAATCTTCCCTAACTTTTTGACCGACAACGTATTCTTCTGGGAAAGGAATCTGTTTCCTAATCTTCCTTGATAGCGGCCAGCCGGCCGGGACATATGGATCATCTATAGGAAAACTCTCAACCATTTCACGACTTCTTATGTTTGCTTCAAAAAGTTCCAACGTTTCTTCTAATGAACTTCTCCCGTCCGCCCTCCTTCCCCGTAAATAAGGATACTGTTTCCGACCGTTTGGATGCGCATAGTAATGAGTATCTAAATGTTTTAAATCTACACCATGATTAAAATCTGAATACCGATAATAATTTGCTAATAATTCAAAACGCGTCATCCGCCACACAGTCATGCGTCGGTTGGGCGCTGGTCCAGTAATGATTCTACGGGCATCTATCCCGATATAACTTTCACCCCTATAATATTGATCCAGTTCCTTATCGTTACTATCATCATGTTGAATACCCTCATACATTAACTCTAATTCTTCCAATGTTTTTCTCAACATTGATTTCCCATAATTTGTGAAAATTTCATCAGGGAAGCTTTCTATCTTTGAATAAATAGAATGGGGATTTTCAATAATCGGATGAAACAATGCCTTAGGCAATTTGTAGACTGTATTAATATAGACATCGATATCTAATTCTCTACAGGGTCGAATTAATTCCTTAATCTCTGGATCTAATGCAAGTCGCCCATCAGCTTTAACCATTTTTGAAATCGCGCGACATTGAAAAAGATCCAATTGCATTGCTTCTTGTAACTGTTTCTCTAATTCGTATAAAGTTTTACCTATATCGTGTTGGTGTTTTGTTAATGTTGCTTCCATTTGATCTTTTTGTATGTTTTTTTCAGGTCCTTCCGGAATTGTCTTCAAACGTTCTAATTCCTGGGTTGTTTTGTCATGCTTCTTTTCTAACTCATCAATCCCTTCTTTAATATCATCCAAACCCTCTGGATAAATGATTGATTTTAAGATACTTTTTTCGACCTCCCAGGGCATTTCTAAACCTTCTATATTCTTCCAATCCGTATCTCTGTAAGGGACACTTAATAAAGGTTCGGTCCATGGAATATCTTCTTTCCTCCTCGTCATATTTCCTCTTAAACGCGCTTGGATTTTAGTCGCTGCTTTCTTTTTCTTGGATAAACGACTTCTTGTTGCTCGTTGTATTTTACGTGCTGACTTATCTTTTTTAGAACTTTTACTTTTACTTTTACTTTTACTCTTACTCTTACTCTTACTCTTACTCTTAGAACCCTTTAACTTTTTACTTTTCTTCTTTGTATACCTAGGTACAAAATCATCACCAGTTTCCCATGATTGTTGAAAAGAAGATCTTTTTGAACTTTTAGACTTCTTTGGCATAAATATATAATATATGTAATATTATAATGTATAAAAGGAGTAATAAAAGAAGAACGAATCAAAAGAAAAGAAAAACTCATCGTAGATCACAGCGTCGTAAATCATATTCTAAGAAAACAAAAACAAAAACAAAACCAAAATCAAAACCTTCAGTCCATAATCCTATTTCTCCATGCGTTAAACTATTCAAGAAATACGGTTTAACAAATCAATCAAAAACTGTTAAATGGATTAATAAAAATCATCCAGATCATGCGGTTGCCCGTGGCTCTGTTCAGTCTAAAACTTTAACGGATGACTACAAATTCATTACAGGGTGTTTTGCAATGCGCAAACAAATTTATAAAATGATGAAATCGAAAACCAAATCCAAAAAAAAATCAAAATCTAAATCTGTAAAAGCAATTCAATAAAATAAATTATCTCTTCTTTCTTTTTGTCCTCTTTTTCTTTTTACTACGTTTATTACGTTTACTTTTCCCCCCTTTTGTGATCTGAACTCTTCCAGCTACAAATGCGGATTGTTTATTTAGAATATCTTTAATTTTATTCTTTGCTTGTGTAATTGCTTTAGAATTGTTTGATTTTTCTTCCAATTTAGCAATTGTTTTTTCAAGTTCAATAATTTCGGGAGTTTTCTTTGGTCGTAATGCAAGAGGGGCATATACGAGGTTTAAATAATTACTTTTTTTAATAATATCTTTGATCTCTTTCGGAGATAAATTATCTAATCCTCTTGTATTTATACGCTCACTTAATTGAATACCATCGCGCGTTGATAATGAAAATTTCCCCTTAAAACTTTTTTCATACGATGATCCTGGCTTTATTTTTTGGAATATTTTTTTAAGAAAATCATGCATATCACTTTCTTTCTCCCCTTTATATTCTCCAGAATCTATCTCAACAACTCCGAAACCTGATACATTGACTTTTACCATATGTGTTCTACTTTTACTCCTACTCTTACTTTTACTTTTACTCCTACTCTTACTTTTACTTTTACTTTTACTCTTACTCTTAGAAATATTTGATCTTTTACTTCTCTTCTTTGAATACATCGGGGCAAAATCATCACCTGTTTCCCATGCTTGTTTGAAAGCCTTTGACATATACTATATATTTTATTAAAATTTGATTAAATAGTAGTATTTAAATACTACTATTAAATAATAAGATAAAAAAATGACACAATACCGAATCGAATGGAGGATTCTGAAGTATTCTCGAAGTTCGTCTCATGGTGATTGGCATGGTTCAAAGAAATTTTTAGAACAAAATGTTGAGATTTTAAATAAAAAACATCGGGGTGAAATCCATCATTGGATTGCTACAAGATAACCTTTAAAATCCAGGCATCATGAGTTCAACCTCTGGAGGAGGTAATCGACTTGGTTCCCATCGGGGTTGAGGTTGAGGTCTTTGACTGTGTAAATATTCAGCAGCAGCTAGATCTTCTCGAACCTTTTTATGATCTTCTTCTACTTTTTTTAACTCCTCTGATTTGAAATACGCAGGATAAATTAATTCTGACTTTGGTCCACTATGTAAAGTCCATCCTTGAGCTTTTACAGAGGGTTCTTTTTTGATCTTATTACTTCTGAACCCTACTTTCTTATTCTTTACTTTTTTCGATTTCTTTGTTCCACCATAGATTTTTCTACCTCGGCTTTTTTTACTACTCCGTTTTACTTTTCTGCCTTTACTCCGTTTTACTTTTCTGCCTTTACTCCGTTTTACTTTTCTACCTCTACTTTTTTTATTACTCCGTTGGACCATATATATTAATTAGATATAAAAAATGAACGCAACAGATATTATTTTATATATCTTCTCCATCGATTGTTTCGACGTGGACTATATTTCGCCTATTACTACACTCTTCACAACATTTGCAGAATCGACAAACGATAAAGGTAAAGATAATACCACCCACAAGGGTAAAGAATACGTGTTTTCCTACGGATGGATCAAGAGTCATGTTTTATTAGAAAAATAAATATTGAAGAATTCAAATTTATATCATGGATTAATTATTATCAATGATATAGTATATAATGCTAAGGACTGATATTCCAGAAGTGGAAGGATCCCTTGACTTACCTCACCCATCATTAGAAAGACAGGATACTATCCCTTTTGTGGATGAAGATATACCAGAAGGACTGGAAGAACCGAAGGAATACTTTTTTTATCATAGTGCCCATGGAAACCTTGATTTAGAGTATCCTCTTGTAAGAAAAGGAAGCAACCCCCATCCATTGGGATGGCCATTAGTGGGTGTAATAGATCCAGATAAAACAATCACTATACTAATCAAAACAAATAGTATTATGGGATCATCCACATTAAGTTCACAAACTACCCTTACAGGGGATTTTGGTCTTGATTTTGTTGCAAAAGAAAAGAGATTTAAGGATTATCTCAGAATAGTGATCCACAATCGTCAAATTGTATCGGTTGATGTTCTTGATCCTCCTCCTCCACCTACACGAGGTGATCTTGTATCAAGAATTAGGGGTAGAGGAGCACCACAAAAACAAGGTAAGTGGGTATCATTTTATAATGCTGAAGATAGAAAATCAGTCGATTTACCAAATGTACGTTTTAGTTATGATTCAAAAGAAAATGCGGGGTTTCATTGTGGCTTCTTACAACTTGTCAAAGTTCCTCTTGAGGAAGGTAATCCTCAATCAGAATATATCTTTAATAATGTTAGTAAAACTCCGGATGGAGAAAATGATTGGATCCCGGGTCCAGAGCTAAGGAATCCTGAAGAAAAAGGGACAGCATTTATTCATGGTCCAGATAATTCAGTAATTGATAAGGTCCTTAGTCTTGTTGAATCAGAATTGTCGAGTACTCAACCAATTACGATTACAATTTATAATTCATCCTGCCTTTATGAACCGGATCATATAAAATTAATTGAACGTTTCCCTACATGGGCATATTTATATAGGAAATATATTACAACAGAATCTAAAAATTCTCTCAAAGAGTTTGAAACAGAACGAAGGAAACAATTACAAGAATACGAACGTATTCAAAAAGGTATTCAAGATTTCTTAAGGGCGCAAGCGGGTTGGAGAGAAGTATTAGAAGGCATTACATTAAAATTACAGAGAGAAGGTATTATAAAATATATTGTAGAAAATCCCGTTTACAGTAATTTAAAACCTTGGCAAGAATCAGACTGGATTGAATATAAAAAAAATCTAGAAACAATGGAGCTAGCGGACCTTGAACGAGAAGCAGAAGAAAATAAGTATGAAGCTCCCCTCATGGTGGAGGATATCAAAAATGGATTTACATTTTTTAATAATCCTGAATATATGAATACTTATTCTCAAATATATACGATTGAATCACACCTTGAAAAATTAAATAATGAATTATCACAAGAAAGATTAAGATTAGAACATACAGATATGAAAATAAGAAAAATCAATAATAATCTAGCAACTCAAAAAGAATTAGAAAAGTTAGGACCATTTGTTGAACATCCAGAAGGGAAAAGGGTAAGGAAAAAAAAAGAACATTTTGGAGGGAAGAAAAATGGAAAGAGAGGGGGGGGGAAGAAGACTAAAAAAAGAAAAACTAAGAAAAGGAAGACATTGAAACGAAGAAAAACTAGAAAGACTAGAAAAAATAAAACGAAGAAGAAGGGTAAAAAATAATTTTTAATTTAAGGAAATAGTATGAAGTTACTATAAATGGACGTAATTAAACACGAATTGTATGATGCTCTTGTTCAGAAGTATAAATCAGAAATCCTATCTTATAGAACTACATTAAGGGTTTACTTTGAAAACCTTGTTGCAGTTGGAGAACATCCTACGCATCTTAAGGATATGGATGAACTAATTGAGAAAGCAGCGTGTGCGAATGACAAACTTAAGATGTTGCGTCTTATGTATAAGGAGATGTATAGCAAACTTTAGATTTATTTATAATTTCTACCATTTAATAACATTCTTCTCCCCATTTCTTTGATAAACAGTAACTACATTGTTTGATGTAATTTTATCTGGAAAATCAACCCATGTTAGATTCTCTAGTATCCTAAAGAATACCTCCTGAGGGAGTATGGAGAATATTGTATCTTCTTGATTAAAATAACATGATAATTGAATGATAATGTTCTTCATATGAAGGGGAAATAATGTATGCGTTTTAGGAGACCATTGAGGGTATTCTAGTTTTGAATATTCTGATAGAGGCTCTCTCCATAACTTATTTATTCTATTTTGCCTTATTGCTTGTTTTATTTGATACATTTTTTTTTCCTTAATGATTTTATTCATGAAGTAATCATCATCATCAAGTAGTCCTTTTATTTCCTTTTCCTTTTCTTTTTTTTTCGGTTGAGCTGAAAGGTTTTTATATTCTTCAATCTCAATAATCAACTTTTCAATTTCTTTTCGTAGGTCTTCTCCACCTACTCTTGCGAATTTAATACTTTTTTGTCTTAACTTTTTACAACATTTCCTTAATTCATTTTTTGATTCTATCGTGGTATCATTTGATTCTTCAACCGTGAGTCTATTGAACTTATTCATAATATTATGTATATTTTTGATTGTAAATATCAAATAATAAAAATCAAATTTTATTATTTAAGATCATCCTTGAATAGAATAATAAATGGACGGTAAATCAGCAAAAGAACTTAAATTACCACCCGTGAAGTTACATTGTAGTATGTTGGCCCAAGATGCGATTCAATCAGCAATCGAGGATTACGTTAATAAGAATACTCAAGATAGTATTCTTTTTTAAACATTGATTAATTCCCATCTTTTTGCGATAGTATCTCCTTCTTTTTGATAATCATAAAAATTATTTCATTTGAAATAACACCCTATGTTAAAGTATAAATTCATAAGGTCTGTTTTCTATTAAAATATGGATACTATTATATAAATATGAGTGGGGGGACTATAGGAACAAGTGATATTGATTTTTTAGATATTAAAACAGCATTTAATAGTATAAATGGAACCACTTCTACCACAGATATTGATTTAAGTTTATTTCGTGGATGCGTTGTTACAGGAGGTTCCGGTTATAGTAATATAACTACAGCAGGTACTTATACTGTTTTATCATCTACAACACCTTCATATTCTTATACAGTTCCAAGTGGAACTACCTCCATAGAAGTAGAAATGTGGGGAGGGGATGGAGGAAGTGGTGGAAGATTCTCTAGTAACTATATGTCAACTGGTGGTAAGGGCGGATATTTTAAGGGTACCTTAACAGTATCCGAGGGTAATGTTATAGATGTATATAGTGGAGCCCGTGGACATAGTTGGGGAACAGTACCGGATGGTTACAATGGGCAGCAACGGCCAGCCAGTGGGTATATGCCGTATAGTTCAACAGGTACCGGGGGATGGGGCGGTGGTGTTGGTAAGGGTAATGGGGGCACGTGTAATAGGTTTGGTATGAGTGGTGGTGGTGGTGCAACTTCTTTATATCTAAATAACTCCCTTAAAATAATAGTTGGAGGAGGGGGGGGTGGTGGTAATGCAAGATACGCAACGACTCAGAAGAGCAATGGTGGAGCCGGGGGGGGGGGATCACTAAATACAAGTATCGGATACGGTCAAACTATGGTTAGTTCAACGCAATTTTATAACCGGAACGCGGGGGTGGGAGGGCGACATACAGCGGGGAACAATTCATCATCCGGTTGGAGTAGTACAAAGGATGGTCGCCCGGATAATAATAATATTCAAGGTGGTGGGGGGGGAGGGTACTATGGTGGTGGGACAGGGAATAATAGTACTGGTGGTGGGGGAGGTTCTGGTTGGATATCGGGATCAGGTGTATCAATAACAAATTCATACAGAGGGGATAGTGCGAGTCGTCCAGCGAATCCAACGTCAACAAACCCTCTTACGGGAGATGTAGACGGTTTACAACATGGTTGTTGTATAATAACGGTCGGTAGTATTATTACATATTCTATACCAACAACTGGTCCTCTAACCATATCAAGTCATTTTTCAGGAAAAACCTTCACATATATGAGACCAGAAATCTTAATGACTGTTGTTGGGAGTGCTGGTGCTAGTCTCGTGTCAGGCTCACAGACTGCTGATACATATTTAACAATCACATTTGTAACAACACAACCAACCTCTGATTTTACTATAGATGATATAACAGTTACTAATGGAGTTAAATCTAATTTTCAATCAGTAAGTGCAACTAATTATACTGTTGTATTTACACCGAATAATTTAACAAATGGTACAGTCCATACGATTGTTGTAAATAGTGGTGTATTTAAAAATAATATAACGACTATTGAACTTACAAATGTAGCTAGTTCTACATTTTCATGGACGTATCAAGTACCAACTGGTATCGATGTCACCACATCATTCTACAGTATCGGATCTAGTATTAAATACATTACTTCAAATGATTATACTGGTCCATGGGATGTTAGTGAAACACAAGTCAATGCTACAGGGAACCGCAGCATTATATTAGCATTAAGGGTTACAGCGGCGACTACATATTATAATGATATCTGTATTGCGGGGGTTCAAAGACTAAGTTCTACTGGAACTGTATTGAATAACTGGGTATTTAATACTAGCTCCGGGGGAACCTATGGTTCCCAATGGAAAACAAGTATATCTGCACCTTCTACACTCGGTACCCCAGGTTCGCCGTCAACTTCAGTAACATCAACTATCTCCTCCGGATCTTCATTGAATCGAATGAATTGGGCAACTTCTACTGGTTCGAATTATACGGGTGCCCAGGGTGGTATTTATAATTCATATACGAATACCGCTTTTCCAACCGGGACTGGTAAAATTAATCAGACTAACTCAACATACTATGCTTACAGAGAAGTTAGTGGTGCGACACGGTTCACATATACATATTTTAAAGGTCCCGTAGTATCCTTTAATAGTGGGGATATTATAAAGGTCGCTCATTTAATAACTACCTACTATAATCAGAGCAGTAGTATCTCCCTTAGCACTAGTTTATATTTGGGCGTTTATTAAAAAAATATATTATAAATATAAATATAAATATAAATATAAGAATGGGTCTTATAAATAATGATTCTATTGTTCTCCATAACGGTATTAGTATTTCTGGTACATATTATTCACTATTTAGGACTACAATTGGTTTATCAAAAATAGAGGATGGAAGTTTTACTTTTCAGGTAGATTTTGGTGTTTGGAAAGACAAAAGTACAAGGGAAAATATAGTAACCCATGAATATTCTACATTAAAACATCATACAATAATTATTCAAAATATGAAAGAAGAAGATTTATCTAAAAATCTAACCAATTTTGCTTATGAAAAATTAAAATTAGAAATCACAAACTATACAGATGATATATAAATGAACATTAATTAAAATAAATGTAAATGTAAATAAGTATTCTCTATGATAAATATAGAAGAACCCAAACCGAATCAACTCTATAAAGTTGAATGGAATATTAAAGAATTGGATGTTGAAGGTTATGGAGTTGGATATTACAGTTTATTTAAAGAAAATGGAGAAACTTATTTGGATTTTAAAGTTGATGGAGAGAAGATGATTTATCGGTTTGAATTGTATCATATTGTATCAATTGAAGAATACAATTATGATCGTAAAAGTAAATTATAAATTTGATTATTATTATTATTAATTGTTAATAAGGTAAACACTATGGATATTTTAAGAAATGTTATGTATGAACAGAATAAAGAAATGTTAACGCGTATTGCAAATGATAAATACAATCATGATGCTGAGAAAGATAAGTTTATGAAAAAATATTTGAAAAAGAATTTTACACATTTAAATGTAGTCCGAAAGGATCCAACTCCTAAATATGAGAAAAGTATCAAACGTTTATTAATACGATGCGTTAAATAAATTATAATATTATCCATTTTCACAATAGGTGGGCACAACCTTTAATCGCGCCATGTAGTTTATTTTTGTAATTCAGAAGATATTTTACGATAATAATATCTTATTAATGATTATAACATGATTGGCACATACCCTATGTAATACAGATGGTTAATTTATTGACTATCCTTTCAAAATGTTCCGATATATGAGTTATAGTTAAGGTCTATTTACATTCTTTTTTTACCCTGTTTTTTAAAAATATTGTATAATTTATATAATGGCAGATACTATTTATTTAGATTCATTTGCTATGGATAAACTAATCTGTTTATGCGCCCATGATTTTAAACATGATTTCATTGAAGATAGTGATAGACCGAAGTTAGCACTGACAGGTGAAGGAATAGGGGTTGGTGGTTCTCAAACAGTAAATCCATATTCTTCAGTAACCCAAACCCAACAATTGCCTGTACTAAGGATCAGAGAAAAACAAAACGAAGAAAAGTATGTTGTAAATCCAGAAGATTTTCCCTTGGCATGTTATATTTATCTAAATATAGCAGATATGTGTAAGAATGATGAAGCAAAAACTTTAGATATGTTTAATAAATTTTGTGATAACTTAGGAAAGATTAATGGACGTATTGGGTTACAAAAAAAGAGGGACGCAGTGGCGGATGCTGCTGAAGCTCGACAAAAAAAGAGAAGGAAAGGTGGTGGTAAATTATCTTATAAAAAAAAGAGGGGTGGAAAAATAACTATAAAAAGCTCCAAAGCAGGGGTATCCTCCAAACCCAGGCCATTTCCGCGCCAGCGGCGCTTGTCCACACGGAAGAGCGCCGCCAGGGCCACAATCTCCATCGGTGAACAAGTCAGAGCAGATCAAGGGGATCTAAAAATAGATGGAGAGAAACTCAGGAAAAAATTAATTGAATGGGATAAAATGTTGGATATATATAAAGAATGGTTATCATCGCCTGGAAGGAATGAATTTTATCAAGATCTTAACAATTTGTTAAACAGACCAAATTTTACACCAACTATGGATAAAAGGACATTTTTGATATCTTCATCAGAATGGGAAGATTATGAACATACACACCGGCTAGAATATAATAAATGGATCGTGAGCCTAGCTAGTGGTGGAAAGGGTGGAGTTAAAAATGCATTCAATCAAATAATTAAGAAATGTTACCGAGACGGTAACCCAGCCGGCGGCGCCAACAACTACCCACGCATGATTTCACTGAAAATATCTCCAGAGAAATGGGAAAATATCAAACAGTTTTCATTATACCTATTAAATGAATGGCAAGAACTGGTAATAGCTGATCCAGACGACGACTCCATATACAATAAAAATCAAATAATTAATCTAGGGTTCAAGGATGTGGGTATGTGGAGAAAGAGTGAAAATTATTATGATGATCAAGCGGCGCAGCGCCGAACTCTTCCCCAGCCTCAGCCTACTCTTATTAAAGGTTCTGAAAAATGTATTGACGATGAACGGACGAGAGATAATTGTTCTCCATTTAAAAGAAGAGAAGGGCAAATTTTTAATCTGACTAGTGATAAAAAAATTATAAATAACTCTGCTATATTATCGAAATATATAAATAATCCAGAAAATTATTATACATGTCCTATACCATCTATAATTGACCCTCAATCGGTATGTAATAATATTCCTCCTAGTGATAAACATCTTGTTACAGATGAAAATCCCATAGGTATTCCAGCGGATTATAGTGTTAATGTAGTTGATCAGGCACTGAGAAGAACAATTAGTGTTCAAATAATAAATGATCCCCGGCAATCTACGAGATTTCGAACTAGCATTAGTTTTAATGGTGCCGGTGGACAATCTATTAATGAATCGCGTATAAATAATTTTGCATTGGGAGGTGGTCCTTTAAGCGCTTACAATGTTACATTACTGTTTATTCGAGGTTTCTTAAAGCCAGAGGGCGGGGATCTGACCGGTTTTGGGGATTGGGTAAACACTGATAATACAGATCGGGAGACCGCCCTACCGACACCCTATTCTGATGAACGTAATGCTGCAGATAAAGCTACTCTTCGTGATATTGCAGGTATCTTTGCTTTAAAGTTAATGGGTGATTTTTCACAAGAATTATATGCTATTTCTAAAAATAGTACTATTGGTCCTCTTCTATTTCTTGCAAATGATAAAGTATCTGTAGCACGTTATTTATTATTAAAGACTCATGGAACCCGGGACCCGCCTCAAGCGGGAGCACCAACAATATTAAATGAACCAGGGGGAGGGGGATTTTTGGGGTATTCAAGATCATCAGGTAATAATTATTTTCTTCTTATGGGACCGGTACCACCCGGTGGAGGAGGTAAAAAGAAAGTAAAGAAAACAAAAACAAAAAGGAAAAGTAGAAAGAAAGTAAAGAAAACAAAAACAAAAACAAAAAGGAAAAGTAGAAAGAAAACAAAAAGGAAAAAGAAGACATAATATCACTTATTTACATTCTTTTTTTTACCCTGTTTTTAAAAATATTGTATCAATTCTATAATTTATTGAATTTCTTTTAAGAATTTTTGTTTCAATCCTTCTATTTCTTCATCATTGTATCCTTCTTCTTCTAATTTATCTTCTAAAGCATATAAAAATTCGCGTATTTGAGTACCATCTTTTGTCTTAAGTTTAATTACATTATAACCACGTAGATAAAGAATAAAATCATTCCATGTAGTTTTTTCCCCTGATTCTGGATCTTCACTATAACCAAGTTCCTGAATTAATTCATCAATATTTTCAATGATATTATCGGGTAACTTTAATCGGTATAGATAATCATCCCATTCAAGGTCTCTATTTTTTCCATTTTTCTTGATATTTTTTATCATCTCTTCTCTTTCATCCAAGGGTATTTTCTTAAGGAAACTTTCAATTAATTCCCTTGTTTTTTCTTTTTTTTTATCTAATTTTACAATCTTTTGACATGGTTTTACATACTTATTTAGAAATTCTTTATCCAAATAGCATTTCCTTGGATTTAATTCACAATATTCTTTCAAATGTTTGCAATTCTTAGAATTAATACGTGGCTTCTTATTTTCCCATACCATTATATTTTCAATGTTCTTTTTGATATCAGATGGCATATCTTTGAATTTTGGTTTTGTCTTTGTCTTTGTCTTTGTCTTTGTCTTTGTCTTTGTCTTTGTCTTTGTCTTCTTTGTCTTTTTCTTTGCTTTTTTCTTCTTTGTTTTTATTTTTTTCTTCTTTTTTATTTTCTTCTTCTTCTTTCCACCTCCTTGTTGCGGGAAAGAACACATAATCCTTATTTGAGCTGATTTTCTTTGCACAAAACCATCTAGATATCCCCCCCACCAGGAATTTTCACCTGGATTCATGTTACTTCGTTGTAGGAAGCAATAACGTATTGCAGATGGTTTATCTTTCGTTAAGAATACTGAAGATTTGAGTTTTTTTGATTGTGAAACACTATATATTTCTTGTCCAAAATCTCCAATCGTTTTTTGAATCATTATATTTATGATATCTAAGATCCCGTCTCCACCTCCTCCCCCTCCAAAAATACCTTCATAAGAACTATATATATCTTTCATTTTTCCCTCATCTATATTTTCATATATACCATTTACCCATGCTTTTAATATTTCTCTTTTATCACCACCATCTACACCAGTTTTTTCTTTCATTTTTTGAATAACCCTTTTTAATACACCCCCTTTTTCCATTAGAGGAGTTCCTTCCTCGTCAATACCCACGCTATTTACAGTTATTACTTTACCTTCATGCTTCGAGGATTGATAACTAAAAGTAACAGATAGATTATGGAGCTTTATACCATCTGTTTTATCAGTTGTTATTACTAACGAAATTCGTTGTTCCGGTTTACCTTCACTAGAAGGACTAATTATTTTCACATCAATATTATTATTATCTGAGGCCTGTTTACAATCACTTTGTGCATCAATAACACTTGGAAATGTACAATTATAAGATGGTTTCTCAGATATAGCCTTTGATTTCCCTTCACCTGGTAATAAGTATCCTATTCTTTTATCATCATCGCAATCATAGTATAATCCACTGATATTCGGGGCATTATAGATGATCGCGTCAAGTGCGAGAGCTTCTACTGAAGTTTTGAAGAAATTATTATCCCCCTTAATCGTCCTTTCCCCCTCATCAAGCCTCCTCTTGTCCTTATCAAAAACGTGGTAGTCAAAACGATCTTCATCATCCTTAGAATGGATAAGTTTTGTATCATCTGTATCAACCGATATCTCCTCATTAAAAAACAATTTAAATATTTCATCATCATTAATTAAATTATTATACACTGCCTCATAACTTGGGCCTCTGTATTGATGTTTCAGATGTCTTTTTCCAAAATAGTTCAATAAAAATTTCGAATCAGTCACAGCCCATTCTGGCCAGCCTTGCAGGTTCCCTCCCATACCAAGTTCTGGGGGAAATCCCGTAAATTCGACCCACCAACGCCCTATGTACCCAAAGAATAAATAAATGTAATTTAGAAGTTCATCACTTAAAGGAAATTCTTCTGCTTTTACTAATTTTTCTACTTTATCATAGTATCTTTGATCTTCTTCTCCTGTCGAAATACTAAGGAAAGGTGGATTATCATCGATACCTATCCTCCAATTTGAAATGATAAATGAATATGGATCAATTATGAAAGTCTTTACTTCTAATATATCTTCTAAATATTCTGCTCCACTATGTATAATTTCCTTACCTTCAATTCTACTAACGTATAAATAGAAAGATAATATTTCATTTATATTAATATCTGGTCCCCAATCCGCCCCAGTTATCATTTTGTTTTTCACAGTATCTAACCAGGAGGGATCACCTTTATTAATATACTCATTAAATGTGTAAAGGGCAATATCTTCACGTCCATTCTTAATAAATAATTCACTAATCATATGGATTGCTTGAAACTTGGCATTATTTCTAAAAGTATTCATTAATTCATTCCAAGTTATAATATTCTTAATAATTTGAACTAATTTAATATTATATTCTCTAGCTCCAACGGCACCCCCTTTTATTTCTTGTGAAATATCCCATTCAGCCATGAATGAAAATAGAGTTAACGACGATTCATAGTCTTGGTATAGAATATCTATAATTTGTTGTGATAGTTCTCCACTTTTATTTGCATTAATTATTAATTTTAATTGTTCATCGTTTATAAAACAACCGTAATTCTCAAGTAATTCAATTGGTGCGTAATGCTTACGTACTCTGGATCGCTTCTTCGGCACCCTAGTTAAATGAAGTTTTAGTGGTATCGGATGAAGTGTTGATAGTAATTGTTTCTTTGAAGTGGGCGTTGATGGTTCCTCTTTATCATGACGTCGTATTTTTTTCCTTCTTTGGGAAAGGACTTCTCCACCTTTTTTAGGCACCTTTCCACCCCCCAGATCTCCTCTTTGAGAAAGAGTAGGAAGGTGTTCGGACCATATTTTTTTCTTTTCTCTTACGTACCCTCCTGCATAATCGTGAAAACTATCATGACCAATTAATAAACCCAAGCATTTCTCATCCATTTCATTCAAGTATATATTATCTCCTATATCAATATCCATATGTATATATATAATCTACATTTAAAAGTATTAAAAAGAAAAGAAAATGAATAAAAATATTGTAGATTAATATAGTTTACAATGGTTAAAATTGGAATTATTAGTTGGAAACAAGGAGGTGGAACGAACGATTACATCTTACCGAAACCTTACAAGCCCTGGAAGAAAGATCTAAAGGTCCTTCAAAAAGGAAAGTATAAAGGAAAGATCCCTTTTGAAAAAGCATTAATTGCTGCGATGGAATACAAATACAATGATGTTGAAATCATGTACATGAATAAGTTTGATGAGAAAATGATGAAACAAAATGACATTAATTTCTTAGTGAGTTTAAATCTATTGTTCGCATGGGAAAAGGGTGACAAAGAGTACAAACGAGTTTATAAGATTATGGAAGATCCAAGTATCAATATTTATCCAAACCTTAAAGAACAGATGTTTTTATTTAATAAAGGTGATTATTTGGAGTATTATGCAAAAAAGGGTATTCCTATTGCTCCAACTCTTATTATTAAGAAAGACAGAAATGTACGAAGGTTAATTGACAAAGTTGAGGAAAGAGGATGGAAATCCTTTGTTTTAAAACCTCATTATGCCTATGCGAACATAGGGATTGGAAAGTTCGATGTGGATGAACCTGACGTAAAAGGGAAAGTAGCGAAATATTTAACAAAACATAAACGCTTCCCTGGATTTGTCTGTCAACAGGTGATGGATGGATTTGCGAAATTCTGGGAAGTAAAATCATTCTGGATAAATGGTGAATTTAAGTATTATGTTGCAATGAAAGCTGCTGACAAGGTATTCAGTGAATCCAAAATCTACGGTGAAAATACAGATGTATTTGGAAAGGTGAATCCTTCTGTCTTAAAGGATTTGAAAGTTATGGGGAGAAAGATTGTAGACAATTTTCCTAAGGATTTAAATAAACATTCGAATCCACCCATGTATCTAAGGATTGATTTTGGTTGTTGTTTGGGGAATACATTGGATGGAACAAGTTATTTCTTAAATGAAGTTGAGTTTGCGGGGTGTGCTATCTTTACAGAAGAATCAGGGTTAAAGAATTTTACAGAGTTATGGGCAAAAACATATTATCAGAAAGCGAAGGAATACAAGCCAAGAGGTTTAAAGAAAGTAAAGAGTTTGAGAAAGAAGGGAAAGAGGACAAAGAGGAGAAAGGGGTCAAAAAGAAAATAAACTATTATTATATATTAATGGAGGATAGTGTTCTAAATATAAAAGATACTTATAATAAAGCTATTGAAGTATGTCAGTATTCTCCATATAGTTATAGTTCCGCGACAAACCCTACAGTATGTGGCATAGAACAAATTATAGGACGTACAGTTGCGGATGGTGTAAGAGAAAAATATATATCCATACAACCACAAGATGAAGATGAACAAATTAATCCAATGCATAAATCTATGTGCGGATGTCGTTTAACTGCTCGTGTAATATTTGTAATGTTACTATTAGGTATCAATGAACCGAGTGGTACTCCATTTATGGAGAAATATAAAAGTTTATTTAGTACGGAACATCCAAATATTACTAATATAATAATGGATGGATTGAATGTTAAACAAATATCGGAAATTCATGGAGGTTCGGTCCAAAATATTTATTCTTATTTACCACCACAAACCTCCAACTTATTTATTGTACAAATACTAAAATACATAGATTTTTTACAGAATTATTACCCTGTCCATAGTTTTATTGTAATGATTTATCCTGATAATATGTGTGGTGTCGTAAGTTCTTGGTATAGTGGAGATGACTCGGTAGCAACTCCAATTATTTATAATAAAATACCTTTTGAAGAACTACAATACGTATTAAAACCCAATAAAGGACTATTAAATAATGATTATACAGATATGCTCTTTGGAAAGGGTAATAATTTAGAAGGTAATTTAGAAACTATTTTTATATCGAAAGAAGCAATTATAGGAGAAGAAGGATTGGGTGGAGGTGGGGGTAGAAGAAAGAGGACAAAAAAGAAAAGAAAGAGAACAAAGAAGAAAAGAAAGAGGACAAAGAGGAGAAAGAGGGGGAAGAGATCAAAAAAGAAATTATCCCGTAAAAAGGGTAAAAAATAATAATAATATAGTATATATAATATGAATAATTTATGTTTTTATCCTATTGAGAATTCAATTACATCATTTATTAATAAAGATTACCAAGTAAAGACATCCAAAGAAAAAAATTGTTTCCCGACTCAAGAATACAAAGAAGAGTGTTCTCCTGACCCTATGTATGGATATCAAAAACCATTGAAAGAACAATGTGCTACAATTACAGGAGGAATGGTTCCACCGGAAGAACAATGTAATTCATTATGGAACAATATGACGCGGAGAAAGACACTAATTAAAGATTATTAAATAAGAATAATTAAAATGCCTTTTCTAAAAAACTTACATCATAATTTGTTTGAAGGAAAACCTTTGCAATTCAATAACTTTATTTGCAAAGATTGTACTCAAAAGAAGAAAGAATATGAATATCAAGAAGAACAAGGGATACCTCCGAAGGATATTCAAAATCTTGGATATGTAAATATATCACTGGGTAAATATCCGATTTCTGTAACAACACCACGTATGGTTGCTCCATTTGGATTTAACAAAGGAAATAATCAAATGTATCTTCAGTTTACAAATGTAAGGACAGATGCTGAAATGAATAGTTTTTATAATTTTATTCAAAACTTAGAAATGAAACAGATGGAATATTTAGGTTTTGATGAAGATGATGCCGATCAATATCTTTCTCAAATACGACATGATAAAAATGGTAAGTATGACCCTAATTTAATTGTCAAAATTCCATTTTCAAAGAATAAGTATGATGTAGATATAAGAAATAAAGAAGGAGAATGTAGTATTTCAAACCTTTATAATTTTAGCAAAATGCAATGTGATATTTATATTGACAATATTTGGAAGTTTAATGAAAAATATGTTTGTAAATGGAAAGTCAAAAGAATCCAATTGTTTTAATTGCGTTAATATAAGATAGATACTTTCTATTTATTAATTAAAAAAAAATGAGTATCCTTAAGTATGATAATATTGATATTTCAAAGGTTAACTATTCGAAACCTGAAAAAATTGGGCCTTCTTATTTTTCTTCAATGAGTTATGGAGATAATTTAAAACCAATTTTAATTCAAACAGGAAAGCTGAAGTGTTTAAACTCTATTAAGGAGATGAAAGATAAAAAGAATCCATCTTTGGAAGTTGAGATCCCAAAGGGAAAATTTGATATGTATGATTTATTTTTATCATTGGATGATCAAAATATTAAGACAACCGTTAAGAATTCAGAAGAATGGTTTAAAAAGGATCTACCATTAGAAGCAATTGATGACATGTATAAACGCACTACAAAACCATTCAAAAAGGATTCAAATCCAATTCTTAAGTTTCGCTTACCGGTAATTAAGAATGAAATTCAATGTAGTATTTACAACCAACAAAAAGTGTTTGTTGATCTAGATGAAGTGAAAGAAGATTCCGAGGTTATTTTAATTTTACATGTAAAAGGATTAAAGATATTAAAACAATATTTTTATTGTGATTGCTATATTTCTCAAATAAAATTGTTCCAAGAAAATAATGAATCTAAATACAATATCATTAAGGATTATGCATTGATTGATGAAAGTGATGAGAATGAAACAAATTATGATGATATTTTTGATGAAGAGATTTTACATGTTTTTAATGAAGAAAAAAGATTAAAAAAAGAGAAAGAAGAAGAAGAAAAAAGGTTGAAAAAAGAGAAAGAAGACAAAATTAAACAACTTCAAGAAGAAATTCAAAAAAAGAGTAAAGAGGTGGAAGAATTATTAAATTAATTATTAAATCTTCCAAATTTTTTTATGTAATATATTATAAAATGGATTGTCAAAAGTTAATTGTCTACGGAATTCTTGTATTAGTCGGTATTTATATTCTTAAGGATGTATGTGGGGTAAAATTACCTTTCATTGAAGGATTTGAAAATCCTGAAACAGCTGGACCAGGTGCCGGAGCTGGGGCAAATGGTGCTGCTGGACCAGAAGCATCGGAACTCATTGGTGGTCCAACAGGGCCAACCGATAGTGTCCAAGTCCCTTCTGGAAACACTGCTCCACCATCTGGAGCGGGTTCTCCTTCAGATGTTAAAGAGGGTCAATGGGGGGCGGCCGAACCTGGTTCGAATGAATTTAGTATGCCCGTCCAAGGTATCCAAACAGCACCATCAAATTGTTATCCTCAAAACACATTAACTCCACAGGATCTCTTACCGGAAGGAGAAGAAGGTGAAATTAAAGATTTTAATGAAGGTTTATCTGAAGACGGAGAAGGTATTCTTAAAGGTGTTAACTTCCTTGATGCAGGATTTCATGTAGGTGTAAATACTGTTGGACAAAGTTTAAGAAACGCAAATCTTAACCTACGTGCTGAACCACCAAATCCAAGAACTCAAGTAAGTCCATGGATGAACTCAACGATTGATATTGATCTAGCTAGAAAACCATTAGCCGATGGAGACTGTAACCTTACACCCGGTCAAGTTGCGAATTAAATATTAAATATTAAATATTAAATATTAAATATACTAAAAATGACAGAAACAGAAACAGAAATATCATGTATGTTTATTGATGTATTAAAAGATACATTAGATACTTGTTCATGGGAAGAATGTAGTGAGACTTGTCAACAATATTTATTGCAAGTTGCCTACGAATGTCCAGAAGTCTTTAACAAAGATGTCTATACTTCTTTATGGAACTCATTAATTCAAGTTTGTTTCCAAAAATTGAATCAATTTAAAATTTGATAAAAGATATATAAAAATAATGAATACTAATAATATAAATGAATCATAAAGAAGATACTAAATTTAAAGCTAATCCTTATAATTCTAATAATGTACTTATTTCTGAACAACAGGTCATTAATATTATGAAATCTCTTAATATTACTGATTTTCAATTAACTAATCTTAATTTTTATCAAACAGCATTTATTCATAAATCATATTGTAAGCTCAAAGATTATGAGGAATATGATTATCCAGGTGGAAATTGTATTCCTCTTCAAAATACTTCCTATGAAACAATGGAATTCCTAGGGGATGCGATCCTAGGTAGCGTTGTATCTTCTTATTTGTATGAAAGATTTTATAAGCTACACCATCAAAATGAAGGATTCCTAACGAAGCTCAAAATTCGTATTATTTGTGGTGAAAATTTATCTGAATTATCAAAACATCTTTCCTTTCAAAAATATATTGTCCTTTCTAAACATATTGAAGATAATTGTAATGGTAGAGATAATAGTAATATTCTAGAAGATGTATTGGAAGCTTTTATAGGGGCCATTTATTTAGATACAGATTATTCAACCGCGGAAAAGTTTATTATTCATGTTATTGAAGGATTTGTTGATTTTACAGAAAAATTATTAATTGATAACAATTATAAAGATCAAATTTCTCGATATTTTCAACGAAATTTTAATGATGGATCAAGACCTATTTATAAACATACTAAAAAGGATGATATATTCTATTGTGAATTATACCATAAAGATAAATTATTAATCCAAGGAGAAGGGATAAGTAAAAAGAAATCAGAACAAGATGTATCAAAAAAAGCGTTAATCTATTTTAACGTAATAACATAAATAATATATTTCAATAATTATATAATTTATGGAAGATGTTATTAAAGAAGAAGTCTATATTATCCTCTTAAAATACTTTCAGGGAGATGTAATGAATCTAACCCTTGAAAAAGTAAAAGGTATTAAAAATATGACATTCGATGGAAAACCAATCAAGGAGGTTAGTAAGTCTGTTTTTAAAGAATTTATAAAGATTCTAAGGATGAAGGCAACAGAACCTAAAAAGTATGCAAGTATGAAATGGAAATATCCCGATTGGGACGATGAGGAGAAAGAAAAAAGATTAAGAGAAGCTTTTCCAGAGGATTATGAAAAGGAAGAAGTAGTAGAGGAAGAAGAAAGGCAACATGGTACCGTCCATGATGATAGATTTATTCAACCTCAAAATGGAGAATACTTTACATACGAAGAACAAATTGAAATAATGATAAAGTATTATAAAATTTATGCTCCTGAAAAGACAGAAAAAGAAGTGGTTGGTATTATTGATCGTCGGAGAAATAAAGGAAACCCCAAAGGAACAAGAATACCAAGTAAGCCTTGGTTAGAAATATGTAAAACCCTTGAAGAAAAATATGGTCAAAACCCTTTGTGGTCAGATAAAAAAGTTATGGTTGAAGAAGTAAGTGACGATGTATTTAATGGTATATTACCACAGAGAAAGGCGTTTATTGATTGGGTGAATGATGTATTTTACAAGGAACAATTTCAAACCCTTCAAAATTATAATATGGACAAAGATGAAGAAAATAGAATCAAGATCTATCAATACTTTGTGAAAAAATATTTATCTATTGAAACACCTTTTCGTGGATTATTGGTCTATCATGGATTAGGTACAGGAAAAACAGCAACTTCAGTTGTAACTGCTGAAGGGTTGTCAAAAACAATGCGCATATTTACTTTTTTACCTGCTTCATTGGAAACTGAATTTATTAAGGAAGTAAGAAGGTGGGGTGATACTCTATTTCATGTTGATAAGAATAATTGGATATTTTTTCCTCTTCAGGAGTTTAAAGGAGATTTAAAACTTCGTCAAAAATTAGACAATGAATATGGTATTAATGAACAAACAATTAACCGAATATTTAATTTAACAAAAGCACAACTTAAAAAGAATATTGAAAAAAAGGACTTAAGAGACAAACTAAAAAGTTTAAATTCAATCAAAGGAATTTATTTACAGTCTCCATCAATTAGTGATGAAAATAGAACTATCTATACAACATCGGGGGAGCCTATTTTAAAAGAAGGAGAAACCTTTTCAGGAGAATGTATTCAATTAACACCAGAACAAAAGATATTTATTAATGAAGAAATTAATCTTTTAATTCAATTAAAATATAACTTTATCCATTACAATGGATTCCCTCCAGTTCATAAAGTTAATTTTCAAGAAAAATTAGATGAAGAAGTTTTTGAGGAAGAGGAAGGAGGGACTGAAAATCAGAAGAAAGTAAAGTATTTTATCAAACAATATCAAAAGAATGTGAAAGAACATGGTGTATTATCTCCTTTCCGAGAGAATGTAATCATTATTGATGAAGTCCATAATTTTGTCAATGAAATTATGAATGGAAGTGCTCCTGCAACTGTTTTCTATAATTGGATTATAAATAGTGAAGATGTAAAAATTGTTTTTTTATCAGGGACTCCTATTATTAATAAGCCAGCTGAAGTAGCTATTCTTTATAATATGTTACGAGGTATATTAAATATCTATGAATTTAGTGTTATATCTGAACGTGATGATTATGAAATCCAACAAGAGTTAAGGGAGTATTTCTATCAGAAAAAATCATCAATTGAACAACTTCATGTTACGAAGAAAAAAGGTAAATTAATCATTTCATTTATTAAAAATAAAACGAATTATGAATCTGTTCTTGAGGAAAATACGATTAAGACAATACGTTTTAATCATTCTAAAGAAGAAGATTTCTTTGATGAAATTATGGACGGGTTAGAAAAAATGTTTGATAAAGAGACTATTATTCCTTCAAGAGAACAACTGAAAAAGGTATCGATGGTTGACCTTAAGAAAGGTATCCCCAAGGTATTTGATGAAGATATTGATTTAATATTTAATAGGAAACAAAAATTATTTGATATTTATGAGAATGATATGATCCTTGATCTAACTAAAAATGAAAACTTTCTTGAATACTTTATTGATGATAATTATAATATTCCTGAAAGAAAACAAGTTATTTTAAGAAGAATGTTACTTGGTTTAACTTCTTATTATCCTATTGATCGAAAATCAATTGTAAATATGCCCGAGGTTGTTGAACCTACTATTTTGGAAAGATATCAGGATTACAATATCGTAAAGGATATTAATATCATCCCTTGTTTCATGACTTCCAAACAATGGATTAAGTATGAAGAAGAATATACAAGAGAGAAGTTAAAAAGACTTCAACAATTACGAAAAAAAGATATCTATAGTGAAAATACATTTGATTATAATATCCGAACAAGGCAAAATTGTAATATTGTGTATGAAGATGATTCTTTTAGGATTGAACAAGATGAAGAGAAGAAAGAATTTACCTATGAGATGATGGCAAAAAATGGACACTTCTCTCATGAAAGAACATTATCTATCTTTTCTCCGAAATTTTACCATATTTTAGAAAATATGCAGAGATTTATCAATCGTGGTATCCCAACAGGAAAGGTATTATACTACAGTGGTTTTAGACATGAATCAGGTTCAGAAGTTTTTGAACGTATCTTAAAGGAAAATGGATATGAGAAATATGATTCTGAAAAAGAGGATATTGAAGAATTAATCCAAAAGAAATCGGTAAAGAAAAGATATACATTTATCACTGGAAAAGAATCTCAAGAACAAAGAAGGTTAAATAAAGAAGCATTTAATCATAAAGCAAATAGTCGAGGAGAATATATTCATATTATACTTATCTCAAGTTCGGGGGCTGAAGGTATTAGTTTAAAGTGTGTAAGACAAGTCCATATTATGGAACCTTTTTGGAATTATATTCGAGTGAATCAAGTTTTAGGGAGAGCGATTCGTATGGAATCCCATGTAGATCTACCTAAAGATGAAAGAAACGTTGAACAATACTTATATTTAACTATGTTGCCCGAGGGGAATAGTGTTGAAGAAATATATGATTCTTTGAGAACACTTGAATGGGAAGGAGTAAAAGAAATACCAGTAACAGATAATGTAAAGCAACATTTAGTCAATCATCAGAATGATATATACAAAGTAATTACAAAAATTATCTCAATGAAAAAAGCAACGGGTGACCGTTCTGTAGATCAAGTTCTATTTGATATTATGGAAAAGAAATACAATATAAGTTCAAAGATAACAGATATTATTAAAGAATCTTCTGTTGATTGTATTCAGCATACAAGGGATGATATCCAATTAAATGAAAAATGTCTTCGTTTTTCCAAGAAATTAACAGAAGAAGAAGCCCATTTCCCTGGTATTACTTCCTCACAATTGAATGAAATTGATCAGAAACAATTTAAATCAAACTTTACCTTTTTCATTGAACCTGATATTTATGTTGTAATTGCAAGACGTGATTCAATTGAATTATTTATTTATTATAGGGTTCAAGATATTGTAGGTGATATCGATATAAGATATATTCGTGAAAATGGGATACGTATTTGTGACTATGAACCATTTCGACAAAAGATGATTATGTATGAAAAGAAGGATCATCCTTTGAATAAACAATTGGGTGTTCAATTCTCGATTTTCCAAAGTATCTATCATGTCCCCGATTATATTGTACAAAATAAGATTGAAAAATCAATCTTCCCTCATTATGAGGAGATTGTTGAAAGAGATAATCTTGAAGCGTATATCATTAAGTATAATATTACAGAAAGGCTATTTTATTCACCTGTATCATCTTCCTCACTTATTAAATTATATGATTATATGAATTATAAAACAAATGATTATTCAATTGACGGGAATGAATCACTTATCCTTCGGAATCAAAAATTATTTCGAACGAAATTACTTCAATGAAAATAAAGGATATTTTGATTACTCATATTCATAAGTTTCATATCAATATTTGTATAAATACGATTTTCTATATATTCTAAACCTGTATACTCACAAATAATAACATTCTCTTGAATCTTTTTTATTTTCAATGGATCTTGTAGAACTTGGAAAAGGGTTGAAGTATTATTATTAATAATCTTAATATAATCTGATATTTGATAATCAAGCGCATTCATTGTTGAACATGTAAAATATATTTTATTCTTCTTAACTTCAATAATGTTTACCTTTAAAATATCTGAACCATAATATTTCTGTCCACTTATATCTTGAATATTAATTGTAATACGGTCAATAATATCTTTTGATAAATGATGTTCTTCAATACATTTATAAACACCATACTTACGATGATTACCTTGAAGAGTTTCTTCTTGTTGCATATGAATATCACAATTTAATTCAGGGATAATTATTCTTAATACTGGTATCGTAAATAAATAATTATCTTCAACCGGTATAATTAGTCTTGAAATTGAATCAAGTTCATTAGATGAAATAGATTGTTTCATGAGATCAATCTTATAATTATATCGAGAAGAATTAATATTTGTTCTTTGACTTGAATTAATCTTTTGAGGGTTTCGTTTTTCTTCTACTTCTACTTCTTGTCTTTTAATTTTCTTACCTTTTTTAAATTTTTTTATTTCAGTCTCTACACCCCCTCTATCATTAATAGATGATATGTTAGTAAAATTAGTTTGACCACTTTCTATACCACTTTCTATACCACTTTCTATACCACTTTCTATACCACTTTCTATACCACTTTCTATACCACTTTTTATACCACTTTCTATACCACTTTCTATACTACTTTTTATACCACTTTTTATACCACTTTCTATACCACTTTTTATACCACTTTCTATACCACTTTCGATACTTTCTCTTTCTTTTAATAATTTTTCAAGATCATTTTGCATTTTTGGATCTGGTTTTTTTAACTTCTCTAAAAAAAGTTTTACATTATTGTCTAGTAATGCCTTATTCATTTGTTCAATTTCTTCAACATCATTCTCAATGAATGTTTTTTCAAAGGTTGAAAGGAATTGAGTGTAATTTTCAGAGTCAAGTGAGATATCAAAATTAATTTCTTTATGGATAATATTCTTTATCATATCGAACATAAATTTTTTATTAATATCTGAATGAAATTGTTCATATAATGACATTCTAATATTGTAAAACAAGTTTATAAAAAATCTAGATAAACGTAACAATAATTATTATTATTATTATTATAGCGATGCAGTATAATTTTCAAATTCAAATGGTTCAACTAATTTACTTGATTTATTCTTTGGATCACATTCCTCCAAAGATTTATTATTCTTATTAGAGAAATCGCTAAAAATAGAGTTCTTTTCATCCATACGATTGAATTCATTTGTTGTATTCTTTTGTGTTTGTGTTTGTGTTTTTTGTTGATTACATATCGGGCAATCCTTTTCAATATTACAATTACAATCTGGACAATCATTTTGTTTGGGACAATTACATTCTGGGCAGTCTTTTTGTTCTGGACATTTAGGGCAAATACATTCTGGGCATTCTTTTTGTTCTGGGCAGTCAAATTCTAAATTACTAATTTTATCACTAATTTCTTTTGTATTTTCTTCAATTTGTAGAGACTTTATTTTTAAATCATGCGCTCTATTACTATTTGTATTATTAATGAATGAAGTACTAAGGATAGTAGCTAAAAGAATTAATAATACCAACATCGCAAATAATAACAATGGATTTTTTTTCATTGTTTTCATTATTTTCCCCATTTTTATCATCTTCATTCTATTATAATATAGTACACATAATTTATTCTATTTGAATAAAAAATTCCTTACGAAATTTTTCCATCTGTTTATCATTCAATTGACTATGTACATAATCACGAAATTGAATACCTTCTAACATCTTAATGAGGAAATGAAGGCAGTATATTCCACATTCAGTATCCCCGTATTGATGCTGTTTATCATTGTAAAGAACATCAAACTTATAATTAACCTGTTTTTGAACTCGTTCTATTAGATCAAGGATTTGAAGAGGTAGATCATTAATATCATGAATAGCCTCTGCTGAATCAAAATAATAAATGCTTGGATTCTTACGGTTCTTACCTACAAGGTCAATATACATTGAGAACCAGTGCTGACCGGGTTGATTGTGTTTGTCTGTATTGAAAACTAGACCAATTGATTTCTTTTTCTTCTTTAATTTTGGAATATTTATATTACATAAACTACTTACTAAACATTCATTCGCATCACTTTTCAAATGAAAGTCGATAGGTGTCGCTTCAAAATACTTAAAATGGGGATACTTTATTTCATATTGTTTCATTACACTATTAATATCTGTAGTATTTAACCATGTATTGGGGTTTTCTTTCCATTTCTTTGGTTGTTTCGGACGAAAACTAGTATTCAACTCTTTTTTTTCTTTTTCAGATAAGGATTCAATAATCATCGTTAATGAACCCCAACATGCTTCGGTTTTACATTCTGATTTAGAGAGGTGTTTTTTTATTTCAGAATAAAGTTTTTTCTTTGATATTTTTTTTAATTTTATCTTTGCATTATTTTTCTTATTAAGAATTTTTGCTATCGAAAGGAGTGTTTTCTTTTTTAAACACGAATCTTTTATCTTATCCTTCCTAGGCGAGCAATGTCCCTTCACAAACATTATATACAATATAAAATATTTAAAATTATTCCACGATTTCTTAATAAATAGATATGGAAAACATACTTGAATCAAAAAAAATCATTACACATGAAATCAATACGGTTTTTACAGAATATCAAAAAAGGATCGAAGAAAATGCATTAAAAGAAAAAGAGTGGATGAAAGAAAAAGAGATAACTCATCAAGCAAACAATCGCCTTATTCAGGAAGTAGCTGAAAAAGATAAATTACTCTTTCATAATGAAAAGAAATTCCTTGATTACGAAATAATGATCAATAAAATTCAAGATGAAGCTCTAAAAGAACACGATGAAAAAACAAAACACGATATGTTAAGGGCGCAAGACAAAGAGATCTTTAATCGCGATGAAGAAATAAAGCGATTAAATAAAAGGATTCAATGTTTGGAAGAAGAAAAAAAATTGGTTGCTTCAACTGTTGAAGAAGTGATTCAAGATGTTGAAGAATTTAAAGGAGATATTAATGATGATAAACAAGTTTCAAATGTTGTAGTCGTTGATAAAAATCCTATGGTAGATACTTCCGGAAAGAGTGGTATAAAGCTTGTTGAGAAGATGATGGATGTAATGGATACTATCAAGAAGGAAGAAGAAAAGAAAGAGGAAGGGGAAGAGGAAGAGGAAAAGAAAGAGGAAAAGAAAGAAGAAAAAAAAGAAGAAAAGAAAGAAGAAGATGAAGAAGAGGAAGAAGAAGAGGAAGAGGAAGATGAAGAGGAAGAAGAAGAGGAAGAAGAAGAAGAAGAAGAAGAGGAAGATGAAGAAGAGGAAGAAGAAGATATGACCGATGAAGAAGGATATACTGTTTCAACGATCACACATTATAAAAAGGAATATTATCTTATTGATGGTGAAAAACCAATTCAGTATATCTATGCAATTGAAGATGGTGAATTAGGTGAGGTAAAGGGTGAAATGAGAGATGGAAAAAAGCATATGTATAAGAAATCATGATTTTATTCTTTTTTAATCAATGTTATTAAATAATTATTGAATTTATTTTCGAGTTTCCAAATTATATAGGGATATTCTTAAATTAGAGATTATCAAGGAATAAAACATACTTTTTATATAATTCTTCTTTCGAACCTACATCAAAATGTCTTAGGAATCCATCACTATCATTTGTAAAGAATTGTATTAATTCAGGATCTAAATAATTACTCCTACAGACAGCACTTGTATTATGTAATTTAGAAGCTACGTTTTGAATACTCTCCTTAATACAGGTATCAATCTTCTTTTTTGTATCCATTTTTTCTTTTTTACATCGTTTATTGATTTGAACAATCAATTCAATATTTGCCCCCCATGTTCGAAAGTTCTTTGCAGAAAACTTTCCAAATTGTTTTAAATATTTATTCACATCTGAAGATTGAATATTAAAATAATCATTCCCCTTACGATAAGTAAATACTCGATCATTCTTTTTTAATGTCTTCTTCTTCTCCCGTAGTGTTTTTACTACTTTCTTATTTCTTACTGTACATATATTTCTTACCTTCTTCTTTCCTATAAAATCAATAATAACATGGTCTTTTTTAACTTTTACATGTTTATTTTCCAATGTAGTTGTTCCATAAGATTTATATTTCTTTGAGTATCTTTCATTACCAATACGGAAATGACACTCCATAATTAACTTTAGGATTAATGCTACTTGTTTTTCTTTCGAGTCTTTGGTTGAATATAAGTCTTCATTAATTTTTTTATTAATTTTTGTAAATTTCTTACCGAATGCAGACATATGATCAAATTTTTTATCTTTTTGTTCCTCAATAAACGTTTTGTTATAAATGTATTGAGGCCTTTTTTCAGTATCGTAACCAATAGCCCTTACTTTTGCTGATTTTTTAATATTTATTTTAACATCATTGTAGGCTGGAGAAATATAGATATCATCAATGACCTTCTGAATGTATTTTTTATCGTTGATCTCTTTTCCCTTTTTATCATAAAATTTATGATAAAATTTCTTACCTCTTTTTCTAGAAATCTTACGTAGTATATAATCCTCCATATATATATATTATATCTTATTTTTTATCTTTTATTTTTTTAAGTTTATAGCTAATTGTTATTTCACGATTGGTCCATAGATCATTCATTGCTTCATCTAATTTATCTTGTTCCGTCAAATATTTGGATAGATTTTCACGAATATTATTCTTATTCAAACCCTTTTTTGTTTTTCTTTCTTGACATTTTAACTTTCCATTCCCGGTATTTAGGTCTGTTACATTATATTGTGTCATGAATGTTGTAATCTCAGGTTCTAATTCTTTATTCCTTACCTTCTTAAGTTCCTTAATTTGAGATTCTAGTTCAGTAATTTGCGAATCAACATGTAACCATCGTTGAACTTTTTCTTTAAAGAATTGTATTTCATTTTGTGGTATTTGTTCAAATGGATTCATAATACTCATCTTTTTACTATTTACTTTTAAATTATTTAAAAAAAAAAATAAAAAAACATATCATGAACTATTTATGCAATCATATTTTATTGAAAGGGGTAAGGAAAGGTGAAAGATGTAATAAAAATGCTTGGTTCCCTTTCTTCTTTCCATGCTTCTGTAAACAACATGCTTTAATGTATAATATCCCTCTTACGAAAGAAGAAGTTGATTTATTTATCTCTAATAACATTTAGACAATACTCCTCAGTGTATTTACCGGATTGATTCACCTTATAATTCTTACCCTTATATTTCATATAATATCCATAGGGTCCAATATGGACTGTAATATCTTCATTTATTTTTTTAGGATATTTGAGAAACTTAATTGCATCCTCAAATGTAAATTCTTTCTCATCCATATTAATCATCTCTAAATACTTCTGGAGGCTCATATTTTTCTTCTGTTCCGCTTGATTAATCATTTGAAGATAAGGTCCATATCTACCATTTCCCATATATATTTTCTTTCCTTGTTTTTCACCAAGTAATCTTAGTGAACTAGTCTTTTTTAATCCCATTTGTTGATCAACTACATGAATAAATGATTCATATACTTTTCTTATTATTTCAATGTAATCAGCTTTACCAATAGCAATTTTATCCAGATCTTTTTCTACTCCAGAGGTAAATTCCTTGTGTAAAACATTTGAGAAGTGTTCTTGAAGATAGTGTAATACCTTTCTACCAAGAGGTGTTGTTTGAATCCTCTTTTTAACTACTTTTCCTTTTTGGACAATCGTTTTTCGAACCAATTGATTTTCTTTTGTCAATTGTAGTATTTTTACATCGATATCATCAGTCTTCATATCCTTAATGACAGTATATTTACGATTACCTAATGTCGATATAATACTTGCATAAGTGGATGGCCTTCCTATTCCAGTTTCTTCAAGAAGATTTACAATAGCAGATTCATTATAAAGAAGTGGTTTTAGACTGTCCTTTTCAGAACTAGTACATTCTTCAAGGATATATTCTTCCTGAAAGGAAGGCTTTTCTTCGAATGGTAGATCTTCTTCCTTCTTTCCATAGGATAGAAATCCTGGAAAGGTCATTTGTCGATAATTCGTTGTAAAATAACCATATTCTTTTGATTTTTCATTTGTAAGTTGAATACGATAAACATCATATTCAGCTGGTTTCATATGGGATGTAATCGTCCTCTTAAAGATAAGGTTGTATAGACGTTGTTCTTCTGGAGATACATCAAGTTCTTTTTTTAGCGTTGTCGGACGGATTGCTTCATGTGCTTCTTGTGCCCCTTTAACCTTCTTTTCATTTGGCTTTTGATAGTATTTGTTTCCAACGTAATCATTAATTTTAGTTTGGAAGTCTTCGGATACAAAAGTGGAATCGGTCCTCATGTAGGTAATGTGTCCATTTTCATATAGTTTTTGAGCGACATCCATTGTCATTTTTACAGGGAATCCAAGTTCATTTTGAGAAGTTTGTTGAAGGGTTGATGTAATGAATGGTTTTTTAGGATAAGTTTTATCTTTTTTCTTCGTTGAACTTACTACTTGAAATACTCTTTGCATTTTAAAACACTTGAATAGTTGTTTCATAAAATCATCATCAATCTCATAGTCTTTTATGAAAATATACTCGGCATCTTTCAAATCCTTAAACTTCCCTTTGATATCAAGGATTAAATCAGGTTCATACGATTGAATCATATTCTCCCTTTCTTCCAATAGGTTAAGTAGAGCACTTTGAACCCTCCCTGCAGAAAGGCCTGATTCGGAGGTATGAATATGTTTCCATAGACATGGAGAAAGTTTAAAACCAATTAAACGATCAATAATACGTCGAGCTTGTTGAGCATTAACTTCATTCATATTAATTTTGATAGGTTTTTTAAGGGATTCAAGGATTGCTTTTTTGGATATTTCTCGAAAGATAATACGATTCTTTTTTTCGATATTAACATTTAAAACATTTGCTGTATGCCATGCAATAGCTTCTCCTTCTCTATCATCATCCGCAGCAAAGATAACATTCTTACCAGAAGCATTCTCTTGTAACATTTTCACAACATCTTTTTTATCGGCGGTAACTTTGTAAGTTGGTTGAAAATCATTTTCGACATCAATCGACAACTTCTTCTTTTCCAAATCAGTAATATGTCCACATGAGGATTTAACCGCGTATTCATTAGATAAGAACCCTTGTATTTTTTTTGCTTTTGCAGGTGATTCGGTAATTAAAAGATACATAAAAACTTGTTTAATAAAATAAGTAAACAAACTATCAAATTTAATGGAAAAAACTATATATTATCCAGTAGCAGATAAAAAAGAAAATGGTATTCAAAATGATCATTTCCGCCTTCTATCAATTCAAAATATCCTTTTTGATCAAGGAATGACAAAAAAAGTGAATGAAGTCTGTGGAGATATAGCTAAAAAAGTAGGTATTAAGCTTCTTAAGAGGGATTCATTACCTCTTTTAAAGTGGGATAATGTTTTAAAAGATATTAAAAATAAGACTCCATTAGATCCAATAACAGTGAAACGATTTAAAAAAACAGATTATTATGAAGTAATCCAAGGAAGACACAGGGTTGTAGCAAGCTTACATGAAAAATACACTCATGTCCCTGTAATATTAATTAATTAATTAATTAAAAATTTGATTGTTATTTAATAACTATTATTAATAAATAACTATCAAATGGGTCGCGGAAATAAGAAAGGTGGAAAGAAGCATAAGCGTGGAAAGAAGGATGGATATGAAACAAAATTACTTCGGTTTAAGGAAGAAGGTCAAGAATATGCACAAATTAAGGCTTTGAAAGGAAATTGTCGTTTTGATGTTTTCTGTTTCGATGGAAAGGACCGTATGGCTACACTTTGTGGTACAATGAGGAAAAGGAGATTCGTGAATCAGAATGATATTGTCCTTGTCTCTCTACGGGATTTTCAAGATAGTAAATGTGATATTATTGATGTTTATGATGATACTCAAGTCCATTTACTCAAAGAAAAAAAACATATTCCGGATTCGATACGATTAGAAGAAGGAAATGAATTCACAGAAGATCTTGATGGTATTGAATTTACAAATGATATCCCTATTGAAAGTGATGATGATGATGATGGTGGTGAAGGTGATATTGATCTAGATGAGATATAAATTATTTCAATAATGAATACGTTAAGCAAACATAAGCAAAAAATCCAACAAAAATGGAATGTATCCATCTGTTTTTCATTTCGGAATAAATATCGGCCCATGCATCTGTTTGATCTTTGGAATAAAGTGAGTATATCATAAGGGGGCTCTTAGGGAATAGGTAATAGAATCCTAATTTAACTAAAAATCCAATTACAAGGAGCTTACAGAAGAGATGTTTTGTATTTTTGTTTTGGTGATAATATATATAGGAAATAATTCCTCCAAGCACGCTTCCTCCAAGATAAATCATTAGTCTCTCCTTGACAATACTTTCGTATTTATTTTTTTGACCTGCATCTAAAAGATTATAAAATCTTTTAAAATGATCTGTATCCCTGTTTTCAAATGTCATATAGATACTTGAAAAAAGTAGTGTTAAACCAACCAAGCAAAAGTTTACTTTCATATTATTATATTATATAATATAAAATTTGATTGATTCTATAATATATTTTATTATAGAATGAGTGATAAATATACGCATGCTGATGGGTGGACAAGTGATGAAACATTCAGGAGTATGAGAAGAAACGCAGAACAATATAAAAAAGTATCCAAAGAAAATATTCAATTAAAAAAAGATCTTGAGTTTTATAAATCTATTTTTCAAACACATTCAAACTCGGCTGTATTCAATTTAAAAATTAAAACGATCAATGGTGAAAGATTATGGGTCGATAAAGTTAAAATTCATACAGACTATCAACTATTAAACTCATTGGATAAGGATGCTGAAGTTTTAGAATGGATGAAACCAATTCCATGTGAGAGATAAAATTAATATTTAATGAGGCAAAATAGGATGACATTCCCAATAATATCGTTTAAATACAGAATGCAACGGTGTTTTTTCAGGATACATATAACAATCATCTTGTAAAGGTAAAACAATATTTAATTGTTCCTCTGGTGTATGGGGAATACTATCTTTTTTTATAATCTCTAGATCATTCAATGTATTTACATACTCTAATAAATCTACAAGTAATGGTGTAAAATGATATTGATAGTACCATTTCCAAGAAGGGCAGGTATTAAAGTAATAATCAACCGTCCAAACAATTGAACGTAGATATTCTTCACATAACTTTTTTTTATCTTGATCCAAAATCATTTCATAACTAGGATTATAATGAAATGTATCATAGAAATGATGAAGGTAATAATTTATTTTTGATTGAAAAATTTTATCTTCATTACCTCTTAGAATAATTGGTATATGGTTTTGAAACTCTTTGAAACGATCTTCTGATGTAGTAAGGCTTTTATGCGAATGATCCTGTATTTCAGAAGGGTGAGTGAGAATATTCTTTTGAAGAATTTCATTATAGATTCCCTGATATTTTTTTTGTTGGTTTCTTCTTATTTTTAAGATTTCATTGATTTTTCCTTTTTCTTTGGATGATAATTTTTTCAAAAATATTTTGAAGTTGAACAAATTAATTTTATTTTCATTGATTAGAAAGAATCTTCCGAAATGTTCTTCTTGTAGTGTATTGTATGTTTCTAATAGATGTTCCAACCCTCCATATCGGATATGAATACTTGGTGTATGAATAATAAAGTCATTTCCAATAAAGAAACAGATAAATAGATAATCAAGGAGAATTGTTTCATTGGATATTTGAAACGTATCTTTTTTTATAGTCGATAGTAGAGATTTTTTAAGGAGTTGAATATTAAAATAAATATAAGATGTTTCTAGATTTTCAATATTATATTCTGTTCTTTCCCTTAATAAATAAACATTATGTTTTCTTATCATCGAAAGCATAATAAGGTCGGCATCTAATCCATATACAGCATTTGTTGTATTAATTGGTAATGTATCCATATACTGCATAATTTTATGTTCACCTTCTCCAGGTTCGTTTGAATCAGAAAGAATCCAATTAACCTTTAATTCTTTACATCGGTTCTGTAAGTAAATACTTAGTGTATTCATAAAAGATGTCCCGGGTGTAATTTTATTCGTATCCCATATTTTTTTTTCTTGTGAGGATCGTAATCTTCTTTGTCTTTGTTGTTCCATTTTTGTTCGTGGAGCAGGGCCATCAATCGCTAGGTAGACTAGTTTTTGGACCTTTGTTAAAGAAATACATTCTTCTATTTTTTCAAAAATAGTGTTATACATTTCATTCTCATCCGTTTTATTTGCACAGCAAGGATGAATCGCACAATTCAGATCAAAAAATAAGTTATCGATAGGTTCATTGAATTGTTCACGGGGTAATATTATTTCAGGATAATCCTGTATAATATTCTTATAATAGGATGGTATTCCCATAGTACTATTAATAGAATGTTACTTTTATATACTAAAAAAAAAATATATTTAAATATATAAATGGATTTTGCGAATTTAAGTCTAACATCAATTAAATTATGTTCACCCGTTATAGTATTTATTGTTTATGTAATCGTATCAGGTGTTTCTTTATTTATGTCAAGAAATACATTGAAACGATTCAATGATCAAAAAATGGAAAACTTATACAACCTTTACTCATGGAGTGAAGTAAAACTTGTCATTGTTCTAGGAGTTGTTATTTATGGATTATGTCAATATGATCAAATGAATCTGGCATGGTTATTTTTATTACTACCTGTTATTTATATTATGTTAAAGAATATACTTGTATATTACAGTGTTTCAATTGCCCATCAGAATGCTCCAAAGGAACCAGAAGATTTAGTTAAACAAGTAGTAAGCCCTTCTGTCCCAAGTCCTGGTACGAGTGTTTATCCAAAGCCACCGATCGTAAAAAAAGAAGTTGATACGACTATCTTTGGTATGAGAGGTGATCCAGAAAGTGACAAAAAACCAATCATTAGTATTCCACCCACTGCAAAAAAAGAAGCGTTTACAGGTCCTAGTAGTCCACCCGGTGGTCCTCCACCATCGTCAAATGTTGATGAACTCCTTGGAGCAGGGGATAATCAATGGATCGATCAATTCGGACCAATGAGATAATTCTTTTTATAAAGTTTTGTTTTATAAAATTCTTTTTTAATTCATTTATTAGTTAATAAAAAAATGATTCTATTACTTCAATATAATGCCCATAACAGCAAGTCCAGAAGAAATGATGCATAAGAACATAAATATGGTAATAATTAATTGTTCAAGGGTAATTCCCTTCTTAAGAGTATCACTCCAAAATAAATATTTTGCTTTCGGGTCATAGGGTTTATAATGTGGTTCGGCATTTGATACAGCTCCAACGGTTGGGAAGGTTGTTCCAGCGGATATTGCTTTTGAAATCTGATCTGTAAGGACAACATTTCCATCCGTATTCTTATTTAAGCGGAATGTAACAACAACGGAACCTTCATTAATATCAAGGATTTCACACATAGTTGAAGTAACTGGAATATCAATATGTTCGGAAGCATTTAAGATGGTTACAATATCTGAGCAAAAGTTCTGTTCAAATGTATCTCTTATAACTGTTCCAGCTGAACCAGCTATTTCATCATAATCAGCATCAAGAGGCACCGTAATTGTAGGGGCTTCTGGGACAATACAACATACTTCTTCCGTTGTTCCTTGCGCTGGTAAGTATTCAGTTGATTCTCCATAGTAAGCCTTTTTATGGATTTTCCCTGTAGGACATGCAACATCTTCACTTGGTTCTGTATTATCCTTACATAGACCCGTACTATAACAACACTGTTCTTTATTCCAATGAGGGATTTCACTTGCATTATCCCGTAATATTTGAGGTTCGGGACATTTAAATGATCCTTGGCTATTAGGAAATTTTGTTGGATCAATGGCTTCATTATTCCCGGCCCCTGTTTTAAATACATCTGGAACTTGATTTAAATTGAGACTACGTAAAACATTTCCTGTAATTGGTTCATTTTCTATTTTATTTTCCCCACATTTAATCTTAGGACGACAACCTATTGATGCTATACGGTGTGTATGTTCATCAACACGTGGATCTGGATTGACATTTTCGATACAGGTTAACGAAGGACTAACACTTGTTTCACTTTGTTCCCATGCAGGGTCACATGTTACAGTTAGATCACTCGGAGAATAATAATTATCTGTTTGATTATTTAATGTTGTATTTGGAGAAGATACTCCATCAATAGCTTTCTTTACAACATAACCTTGTTGATTTCGACTATCAGGTGTAAATGGACATTGCCATTCACAGTTAGCTACTTCACATTCATCGGGGTTGGTTTTAGTAATACAGGTCGAAGAATCCCCGGTGGAACCTGGTTTTTCTTTACAGTTAAAAACAGATTGCGGTTTTAAACCAGGTCCGGGAGGTTCCATAAGGTCAATATAGTATTCACATGTTTTATCCAATTCACATGTATCTTTCGTACTATGTTTCATACAGTCCTTTTCAGTTTGCCCTTTACATACCCTTTTATTATTACTATCATCATACTTACATGTAGGGCAAGGCCTTACAGGGGGATCTTCACCACTATCTGAAACTTCGTCCACATTTACCTTTCCGTCACAATAAGTAGCCGTAGGGTGTCCATAATCATATTCACTATTTAATTTACAAATATTACTATCTTCATCCCAAGTATACCCGGTATATTCACATATGTCTGTATTCCTTATACGGGAATTAATATCATGAGTTTTACAATCTAACCCTTCCCATATACCATTATTATATTCACATGTATCCATATTAGTTATTCCTCGGAAATACTTATATTTTTTAAATAGTTCCCCATCACTAATCATTTCTAATTCATTTACTTCTTTACGAATATAATTTTTAATCTTAACCTTATTAACTTCCTCTTTATTAAATCCAGTAATTTTTTCATAAATTGAAAGGGGGTAGATCCGATGGCCGGCCGCCGTGGGCTCAAACCCATTTGACAGTACCCCACCTTTATCTATATAAATTGTAAAGGTATAATTATCTTCAGATAATAGGAAGTCTCTAATTATCCCTATTTCTTTATCATAAAAATTACCTTCTCTTTTAACGATATATTCAATTACCCACTCATTTAATTCACCATCTTTAAGTGTTATACCATTAAGAAGTTTACTAAGTTTACTCTTCGGTACTTCAAAAATTCCTTCCGCTTGGGTACCAAAGGAAAATTCTCTTTCGGTGGAATCTTTTTTAAATATAGAGTCATATACGATCTGATGGGCGGTATTTGAGTCTGGAGAACACATCGCCCTTTCTAAAGAGCCTAACTCATTTGGTAAAGCATACTCGTGTTCAATTTCTTGTAATGTTCTATAACTACAGTCTTTATCCTTGAGTGTCTTGCTATCCGAGTACTCGCAGTCGCCGCCGCCAACCGTGCACTCATTACTGGTCCCGTGGAATGCACAGGGGGTACCCGAACTGTCTTCCGTGCCCTTGCATTGAGGCTTCTTCCCGTTAATGTAACGGACATCATTTGGTAAACATTTATATTGATTGAAAGTATCAATTGCATGACCGTCTAGTTCGATTTCTAATTTATATGGCTTCGCCTTAACGTTCGCAACGGCGACATCGTTATCGGTGCTCTGCTTCCATGGAAAGCAATTAGGAGTAATACTAGGGTCGCAACCTTCTTCCTGTTCAGTGTACACGCATGTCGCGGCGGCATTAGTGCACGTCGCCTCGTCGCCGTCGTTGGTCACAGCCGCACACGCCGGGTCCACCGACGCAGTACATGCCTCGGCCACGGCCGCGGTGTACACGCATGTCGCGCCGGCACTAGTGCACGTCTCCTCGTTGCCGTCGTTGGTCACAGCCGCACACGCCGGGTCAGAGTCGTCGGTGGACGCACATTCCTCGTCCACGGCCGCGGCGTACACGCATGTCGCGCCGGCATTAGTGCACGTCGTCTCGTCGCCGTCGTTGGTCACAGTCGCACACGCCGGGTCCACCGACGCAGTACATGCCTCTTTGGTAAGCATATCGCTATTCATATTGGTTTTAATAAGCTTATTAGTTACTATGTATATTGAATGATCATCATCCTTAGGAACGATAATATCTTCAACGATTCCGGCGTGGTGAGAAGGCTTCAACACGCAGTTGCCGCTCGCAAACTCGCCATTGTCCTTGTCCGTGCTGACTTCGGGGGAGGTGCCGTCGGGGGGGTTTACCTTCGTTAAAGTGACTGCGCTGGTTGATTCATCGACAATAACATTCAAGTCTATGTTCATGATTCCAGGCTCGAGATTACAAATCTCCCCCTCAGCGGAGACAATGCGCATAACATTATATTCTCCCACACCATCACCAATACCACTAATATCGTCGAGTGTAAAATTACCATTATTAAACCCTTGTATAGTCCTTCCCCAATCGGATATCAAATTAATTTTTAGTTCAAACTCTTTCATTGGCCTCAATAATTCTTTTATTTGATTTTTATTGTATCCTGGGTCAATTCCTTTCCACTGATCATCGAGCACGGGATCAGTCTGCCCCGTATTCCAATCCACCAATAATGGACTGTTCGAGCCCCCGACCTTGGGATTAGCCCCAGCAGTATTAATTTTTACCATATTTACTTCGTTACGTTCGTTCATAATATAGGTTATGTTCTCATCGTGAAAATTAAGAATTTGAAGTATATTATTTAAAATATTTACACCATCGTTGTAATTACTCGGTCGATCAGGTAGAACAGGTCCCTGATATTTGCACGTCGCGATCGCAGGGTCGATATTGGCGCAGGAGCCGGCAGCGGTCTCGTCGACATCGCTGGTCGTCTGGTCATCGGCGACGGCGGGGGTCAGAATGCAGTTGACGGTGTCGTCGGACCTAACCGTTCCGTCAGCAACCAGCGTGGAGGTACAGCCTTCGGCGAAATGATCATGTAAATATTTCATTTTTTCATATATTTTCCACGCAGCTTTATAATATTTTAAGTATCTTTCTACCGCTTCCGTGGTGGCGGTTGGGCCGCCAACATTGCAAAGGTTTCCTTGTCTCCCGCAAAGCCCGGTCGGCGTCCCTGCTTTGAGTTTTTCCAGTTCTGCCGGTAATTCATTAACCCCCTCGTGATGTCCCCGAACAAATGTAGTGAGGAAATAATCAAAATATCTCTCAAGGGTAGTAATCGGATCGTATGCAGCACCACTATCTGCTGCCGTGGATACAAGTCCAGCTGCATCTACATCTACTGGGGGGGCGGTTGTTACCTCACCGCAGTCAGTAGTGCCAACCTTGTTCTTACCATCTTTCATGCAGTATGTTTCTATGTAATCGATATTAATTCTTCTATCACGGCATTTTTTATCAGTGGAGGAGGAACAAGTACCATTTTTAGTTAGACAACCTTTCCATACATCTTCTTTATAATAACACGAAGCATATTCAGCTTCTTTTATAAAATCCTTTTGCGAAACTTCGGGAGTTCCCGAAATAGTTTGTATTACACAAGATGCTGGTTCAACCTTATATCTCCCTGGATAATATTTTCCAGATTTACTTCTTTTAACATTGTTAATTGTAATCTTATTTTTTATAAAATCGACATCTGTTATTCTACTGTATATTTTTTCTGTACTACTATCTTTTAAACTAAACCCTGTATTAAAATTTTTTTTAAATTCTCTGATTGATGTTTCGCTGCTGGCTATTTTGTCTATTTCAATTATATCATTTTTTTTATATAAGTTACGGATATCGGATTCAAAGTAGATATCCATTTTAATATCATGAAACAATATTTCCCTTACTACAGCATCATTTCCGCTCGGTAAACCATCTATCGTATGGAATCCGCGGAGCGTGGAATCGATCTTTCCTTTGAATTCTAATTTATCACCTCCTATTTTTCCAGGATCAACACCATCAATTTCAATTTCAATCATCCCATTTAAATACCTTTTTACACTATTAAGTGTATATTTTTCTGGAGCAGTTTTTAACTGTTTTCCCTCATCGCCCCTGTAGTTGAATTTGATAACATTGTCATCGACATGTTCGAGCTTATCTTGTACACGTTGAATCGCTTCTTCATTACCAGCAGGTATCACTTCTAATAATATAGTAGCTTTACCCGTAGAATATACTATATCTTTTATTTTATGATCCATTTCCTTTGCATTTTCAAAATATGCATTATAATCTCCTTCATAAATGATTCCATTTAAAATAGGATATTCTTCTGTAGATAATTGATACAAATTAGCATATTTACCCTTTTCATTATCTTCAACTCTATAAAGGTTCTTCCCTATATCATACACAAGTTTATTTGATGGTCTTAATCTACAATTAGCATGGGCGGCGACCGGACTATTAAGAGTTAAAGTATTTACATCTGGACCCGTAATAGTAATATTAACTTCTTCACCAGCATTATCACAAAGAGTATCACTACCAGGGATATTAACTATTTTCACAGTGTCTCCTTCATTGAAAAAGGGGGTATATTTATCATCCTCTATAGTAATAGTATCGGAAGAGGTGAACTCAAATAGAGGCCAGACATCTATGAGTGTTATTAAGTAGTGGACAAGGTTATTGATGATTTCTTCTTTATCGCCTTCTGTCTGACGGTCATAATTATAGATGATTTTATCTATTCTATCCTCAATATTTTTCCACTTACTATTATAATCATCGGGAGGATTATTAGTATGTGGCCTTTTCACTCGTAGTTCCCAATCATGAGTGGTAATTACCACGGGGGGGTCTCCTTTAGTTTCTAAAAAATCTATGATACTTTTACGTTTATTTAGGAGATTAACTTCATCCCTGGTATTGAGAATAGACTTTATATTAGCTTTAAACCCCTCATGAATAGTATAATATTCTTTACGTGATTGAAGGTGTGCCTTTAAAGTATCACGGCTGCTACCGCTACTTGCCTCCTCACTATTACGAAACCAATTGGATTTACAATTTCCGGGTGCGTAACATCTATTGGTGGGGGGAAGGTACCAGTGACCCCCATCCACCGACTCGCAGCCTTCTTTATTATCGAGAGGAATATCATCACCTTCACACGGGTATCCGAAAGTATTTATATTTACCTCATTTCTTTTACATGTTATTTCTTCCCCATCATTGTTTAAGCATTTTCCAAGACTTTCATAAGTTCTTGCGCAATTATCACCAGGAAGTGTATATACACCATCACCATCAGTATCCTGACATCTCATCCATGAGTTGAACGAATTATGTCCGCTACTAGTCGACGGAACATCTAGTAATGGTGACGTTGATTGATCATTCACTAGAACTTCCCTTTTATATTTGTCTTTTTCAAGGTAAGTATCTAAATATTCTTTTTCACTACGAAAATCTTCTTTTACTCTACAACGTTCGTTAGGATCATGCCATTGACAAATTCCAATCTTCCCCGTCCATGTCCTGTTTCCTCTCGAAGCGTCTTCGCAATCACTCTTAGTTGCGGAGATTCCGTCACTACACTCCCCAGCGTCCTCACTTTCGCCGCAGCCAACAGGGCACTTCATAGTACTGGGGTCCCGTTCGCAATCCATAAACGTCGGTGTACAGCCTTCCGGGCACTCCTCCGTTCCGTCCGTGTTGGGGTCCAGGTCACACGTTTTGGTGTTATCGTTGGCGATGCCATCGCATCTCGTGATCTCCGTGGATGTGCCTGTACAATTCCCAGTCCACTTATGATTTTTACATTCAGCCTCGGTATTTGCTTCTACTGGGGTACCCGCTTCTTTACATTCCCCGCTAAAATCAACTGTATGACATTCAACTATGTCTTTGCCATCTGTTAAACACTTATTTCTTCCATACATCATTACTTTTTCGGCTGACGGAACATCCTGTTCGTTGTTGCATTCATCACCACATTCCTCTTTTGCTGCTTTCATTGCGAGAGTATCTATATTATCTTTACTCCCTGTAAAAATGCATTTTGCATCTTTATAATATTCTAAGTATTCTTCATAATCATTGGATAGAACATTACTTTTAACTTTATCACACAAATCGATCATATTACTATCACCGTCCTCGTCGGCACATGTTTTTAATGTTACATCATATTTATTTGGAATAAATGTTTTTTGGGCATCTGCTGGTCCTGGATACTTACCGCGTTTCTCACATGATTCTTTGTATAAATTTGTAATATCATTTTTAAACTTACTTCTTGCTCCGAGTTTGATTTCTTCACCTTCTCCCTTATCATTGAGAAATAAATTATTGTTCCCCCCTCTAACGTCTTCTTTATATTTTCTATGTTTTTCACTTATGACCCTTTGTAGGTTATTTATTTCAGTACTTTCATCAGAAGTATGTCCAGGTAGTTCCATTAATCCAGGTGTTTTATGTGGAATAATCATTCTTTCAGAAGATACACATTCTTCAGGGCCCATTTCCCCCCTTTTACATCTTCCATCTGGGTGATATCCTCTACGTTTACCACTTGCAGATGACCGCGTATTTTGAGAACAATAATTATTCATACAATTAATTGTATTTGGATATGTACAAATACCAGAAGTCTTAATATCATAATCTATGTCAGGTTCTCTTTTACCATTGATATCCCATATACACCCCCAATTATTACATGTTTCTTCGCTTGGTTGAGTTATTTGTTTACATATATCATCGCTCATATCCCCCACTACATCATCTATATTTTCCCTATCTCCTAATATTGCTTTAATTGACCGATTATAACCACAATACGCCGAATCATTTGGTTCCCATTTACATGTAGGTTCATTAATACACGTTTCAACGGAGGAGTAGGCCTCGCATCCTTGGCTCGAATCGCGATTCTCGTGTACACATATACCATCGACACGGGTACTCCTTCTTGGTGTATAATCACATCTATCCTTCGGACATCCAAAAGTGTCTGGTTCTATGATTGAATATCTTCCTGTTTCCCTATTATCTCCTATTATCCAGCTACTTGGATTATTACTACCTACGCTTGCTTGACTACAAGTATAGGAAGCTTGTGTTCTCCCCCCGTCCTGGGTCTTTACCCCTTTTTTATTTGGTACGCATCTTTTTTCAAGTAAATCATCAGTGAATGTACTTGGATATGTCCACTCACAACCAACTTTCTTTTTACATTCAAATTCATCATTTACACCAGGTGTTATGTTACATTCTTCTGCTGTCCGTAAGTAATTAACTATTCCAGAATCTTTGGGGTTACATTCTCGTGAAGAAGGTTCTTCGCCGATACCAATACCTTGTAACGAGCAGAATTGTAGACTACTGTTACATTGAGAAAAATTCTTTAAATCACAATTTGGTGCTTTGCAACTTGACATACTAATATAATATACTATAAATTATATTATATTTTTAGAAAAAGGAGAGAAATATAAATATTATGCGAATATTATCAAAGAAATTAAAAAAGTAATTACTCCAACAATAAAATACCAAATCCAATCGGGCCAATGTTCAATATTGTACCATGAAATAATTTTAACATTTGTTACTCCACCGGATGTACTATATCCTATATTTGGTAATAATACTTTTCCACTGAATAGGTATGAAAAATATTCTTTTGTTATTGAAATATTTGTATCTTTATCAGGAATAATTTGAAAATCTATTATGATAGAACCTTTATATACTTTATTAATAACAACCTGTTTAGATGAAATATTTATTTTATTCTTTGAATTAATATGATTTGAAATATCTTTCTTAAAATTATTCTCAAATATTTTTCTTTTACCTGAACCATCTAACCCTGCGATTGAAAGAAAATCAGCATTAATAATAATTGTTCCAGAAATGGTTTTATTTTCTGAAATATGCGTTAATTCGGTCTCACTTTTATCATCTGGGTGACGGCAACATTTTTCTTTCGTACTCCCTATGACTTCTTCACTATTACTCACGGGTATTAATGGTTGTGGACAATTAAAATTTAAATTTACATTTTCATTACCTCTACATTTGATAGCTCCTTTACAACATTCAGCAATTGAATTGCCTTCTTCATTAGGTATAAGTGTCATTTCTTGAGGACAACTAATATCTTCCGCACTATTTGTATTCCCTGAACATAATCCCGTAATCTTACAACATTTTTCTTTTGAATTACCTACTTGAATAAATGGATTATCTATAAAATCTTGATTCGTAGCTAAACAATCGACATTTTCAGTTTTGTCTATATTTCCGTTACACATACCTGTTCCCAAAGGATGACCGGATTCTGTCCCCCAATCTCGTATTAATTCAGGAATAGTAATATAGCGATTTATAGTATCTAATTCTCTAGCATCATGTAATATTTCTAATGCTTCATTTAATAATTTATCTGCATCTTCAATTAGACCATTTCCCCTTATTAATTTAGAATCATCATATTTTTTAGAAGCCTTACTAATAAGGTAAGGTATTCCCCAGTATTTTTCTGCTAGAATAAAATCATTACGGGAAGTACAACATATTGATTGTCTTTTACTATGGGTTAATTCACTTAAACTTGGTTTTCCAACCATCCAACAATTCTGGTTTTCATCACCACTTCCACGGCACTCTGAAGGGATTATACTCGAATCTACTTTTGGCCAAGACCCATCATCGCATATTATGTCACGACTTGAATCTAAATTTCCTTGACACATTTCTGTCCGTTGTATACAACAATTACCTTCTTTTTCAATTTCCTCACATGTCGTTGTACCATCTTGACATTGGTCTATTATGAGAACATCATTCCTAAACCTTAACGGGTATTTTGAACAATCTACATCCTTCGTAGCATCAGTATTTCCTTGACATTTAATTCCTCTTGAACTTGTTCCTGAAGAATCTGTTCCATCGTCAGGATCATTACCTTCAATAACTTTTCCATTGATTAAATAATAAAGGATAAAAATAATTAGAAATAAGTTTAAAATATCTATCCTTTTCATTATAATTAATATATATATTTTACTATTATTTTTTTTTTGTAAGAATAAAAGTAATAATACCAAGAATAATTATTATTGTTATATAGAGTATATAGTTTTTATTACTATCATCCTTTGTAAGGGCTTTTTTTAATTGAAGTTTAGTTTCATCTATTTTACGATCCATATATCCCTTTTTATATTTTTCATTTTCTGTTTGAAGTTCTTTAATCCTATTAATAATTGCTATATCTTTACCCTTTAATTCTCTCGGACAAGAAATATTTAATGGTTCAATATTGCAAATTCCATTGATTTGTTTCCTTCCATACGAAGATTCACATGCTCCCTCTGATATCATTCTACTACAGAGTAAAGTATTGAATAATAATTTATTATCACAACTAATATTTACTTTTCCTGATGGAATCATTATTTTAAACTCATCACAATCTTTATTTAAAGATGCTTTTTTTTCTGGTTCACTACATTCATTCTCAAGCATTCTTTGAATACATGTATCCTTTGTAATCTCTCCTTGAAAATTCTCATAATAATTATCTTGAAATAGAATGTAAAGAAGAATTACAAATGTTATGATTAATAATTGATTTATATTCATAAATATATATATTATAATTAAATATAATATAATAAATGTTACATCTATTCTTTCTTTATAGCTACCTTCTTATTGGTATAGTTATGATGCTCCTTCATAAAGAATTACCACTTATTTATTTATTTTGTTTAGCATTTTGTTCATTTAAAGTGATTACAAATTATCGTGTTTGTTCTGTTGCTTATTTAGAATGTAAATTAAGAGATATTAAGAGGAATGAATCTTATATGAATAAATTCTTAGATCCAATTGTTGATTTAAGGTATACAAATCATATCTATCTATTAACATTACTTAGCTTTATAATCCTAACATATAACTTTGTTTATTTAAAGAGATTCAAGGAAATGATGTAAATACTTAAAAAAAATGATAAGTATTATTGTATGAATTATTTATCCTTTGATGTCGGTATTAAGAATTTAGCATATTGTATTCTAACACCTGAAAAGAATATCGTGAATTGGGATATTATTAATTTAAATAAAAACCCAATATGTCAAGTCACATTACAAAAAAAATGTCAAAAACAAGCAACCTACAATGTTATGAATGATGAAGTTGAATATTGTTGTACAACACATAAAAAAAAGTTTAAGAAAGTAAAAAAAATAAAGGATACAAATCAATTGTTTCAATTATCTCAAATATGTTTAACAGAATTAAGTACTATTGATACATCGACAGTAAATTGTGTTCTTATTGAGAATCAACCTGCTTTAAAGAATCCGACAATGAAAAGTATTCAAATGATTATTTATACATTTTTTATTTTAAACGGTGTTATGAATGAAGGTTCAACGATTCAGGAAGTTTTTATGGTAAATGCTCGCAATAAATTAAAGGTTTACAAAGGGCCATATGTAATTTGCCCGTTTAATGAAGATAAGAAGAATAGATACAAAAGGAATAAGTTCCTAAGTGTAAAATATACGGAAAAAATGATTGAGGCAGAAGATAAACAATGGAACGAACAATTTCAATTATCAAAGAAGAAGGATGACCTTGCAGATTCATACCTACAAGGTATTTATTGGATTGAGAAGATTAAATAAATTATTTAAAGGATTTTCTTCATAGATTATGAAAAATGGATATTTTATTGGAATCCCTTCATAAATATTATGAAAATGAAAAGCATATAAATAAATTATTAGAAGTGACTGAAAATAATAATAAAATTTCTTTAAGGATTATTGATTGGTTTGTAACAAATTATTCAAAGAAGAATAATATTTATTATACTATTTTCCTTACTCCTGAAGGTGAAAAGACATTTAAAAGTGAAGGGAATCAAATTTATAAGCAGTTCAATACTTATCATTCTTATAAATCTCAATTAAAGTCTTATTCAAAGAAGAAGTTTGATCCATTTTGTAGAAGAAGGAGAATAAAATTTAGTTATTATCAAAATAAAAGTATTGAAACGACAATTGGTCAATTAAACTTTTTCAAATGGGCGATTGATAATTTAATTATTGATTATATTTTAGACAATTATTCAAGTATTGAGGAGGATATGACTACAAGTTTTATGAAAATAAAAAAACATAAGAAAAACTCAAAGGAAAGGAAAAAAAGACAGGAATTATCAAAATCAGCTTCCCGTGGATTAAATCAAAGAAATGTATCCGTAATTTTGGATTTTGACTAAAAAAAAATGTTTTCTATAATATAAAATGAATCAAGTTATTTCCCCAATCACCCAAGCCTTAAAAAAGAATGCAACAAACATTAATCTAGTATTATTAACACTCGTTCTTCTATTACTATTCCCCCTTAACCATTTTCTCCCGTATGATATTAAAGAAAAAGTTGAAACCGAATTAAAAACGCTCATGGAAAATGTTTGGATCAAAGTTTTCGTTAGTGTTCTAGTCTTTGCTGTCTTCCAGTCCGGAAATATTAATATGTTAGTCCTATTACTCTATTTAATTCACCACATCGCAATTCATCAATAAGTAAATAATTCATCTTTTTTAAAAAAAAAATATAATCTATTATTAAAATGAACATTGAAAAAGGTTTAAGCAAAACACTTTCTCCATTCTCAAACTTTTTAAAGAAAAATAATAAAGTTGTCAATATGCTTTTGGTTACTTTATTAGTTCTTATACTATTCCCCATTGACCATTTCTTTACTTCAAATCCAGTCAAAGAAGTTCAAAATACAATTACCCCAATGTTAGGGAACCCAATGTCAATGGCTTTCCTAACATTATTAACATATGTTGTTTATGCTTCGAATGATACAACTATGTTTACATTATATATGTTCCTAATGCATTACTTGGTTATACATTCGGGTGGATCTCCTTCTAGAGGTCCCCCATCTCCCGCTCCTAAGAAAAGTCCACCTCCCCCTCCCCCCGCGCCTAAGAAAGCCCCACCCCCCCCACCTAAACCCCCACC